GTCAGGAGTCTGTACTCGTGCAGGCATCCTCTGTTCAGGGGCAAGGACCGCGCCGTGTCCAGGGACGGCACGTGGAAGGTCTTCCCTGAGGGATGCCCCCTGAGGGACATGGAGGGCTGGGAGGATGCCTTCGCGGGCGTTCTGGTGAGGGGGACATCGGAATGATGAGGGCCGTCAGAGTCACCCTCTCCACGGGCGAGGTCCTGGAGAAGGACATGGACGCCCGCGAGGTCGTCGACCTCCGGAGGTCCGTGGAGGAGCCGACCATGGTCCTGTGGCGCTCCGCCGAGGACGGCCGGAGCAGGGAGGTCCGCATCAGCTCCGCACACATCGTCAAGATCGAGGAGGAGAGGCCATGACAGCTCTGGAGATCACCTACGAGGACGGCCTGAGGCTGTCGGAGCTGAGCGGCGCCATGGAGAGTCTGAGATACGAGCTGGGGCATATCATCCAGGTGAATCTGCCTGCGCTCATCATGATCTCCCTCGCCGCCGGTTTGATCTGTGCGATGATCTGGTTGATGTTCTACCCATCGAAGCCGGGATTCCCGGAGAGATTCGACTTCGAGGAGCAGGCGATGGCCTATCGGAGTCGCATCTACACCTATAAGGTCCTGAGCAATCCTGTGCATATGCACAAGGTGAACGGCATCGTCCAGACCACCCAGGAAAGGATAGAGGTCGAATGGAGGGTGAGGTCATGGGTGCCTGCGGTCTGCATCCTGACCTTCGTTCTGCTCTACCTGGTGATGCTCTCGGTATTCTACATCTATCTCCAGGCGGACATCGAGATGCAGATGGCGAGTACGCAGGCGCAGATCGACGCCATCATGGCGAAGTACGGAGGCGGAGCATGACCGCCATCCACGGCTTCCAGGCGAGGGACTACCTCACCTGCTACAGCTGCTGGAATCTGGAGCTGCAGGGCCTCCGCATGTGGTGCAGAGGCAACCGCAGGGAGATCGCATGGGACCCGAGGAGATACGGATGCGCCATCTACGGCGCGGGCGACAGGAGGCAGGAGGAATGAACATGGATACAGGTGATGATAGGATGATGAAGGATGACGGGATAGAGGGATTCAAGGCTCTGATGAACGGAGCGTTCATATGCTTGGATAAGGAGATCGACGCTCTCGTCGACGAGGTCGGACCGAAGCTATTCGGGATGGCGGTGGAGATGTATGAGATGGACCTCCGCGGCCTGGAGAGGCGCATAGCGGGCTTCTATGGGTTCTCCGGCTCCGATGACAGCACATGGGACGGTTGGACCGATATCCTGTCCTCCGCGGCTCTGGAGATATTCGACGATATCCGCGAGGCCGCTCTGAAGATGAAGGAGGGAGACGAATGAAGGTCACCCTCCTCCGCCTGGACGGGCTGGACGCCGCTATGATCGCCGCCTCCTGCTGCGTCTCCCCCGAGATGCCGACCGAGCCGAAGCCCGCGGGACTGCTCAGGGCGGTGCGCTCGGGTCATCTCTCGGTGCTGGAACATGCCGTGGCGACGTTCGCCGTGGAGGGCATCTCCCGCGCCTGCTCCCATCAGCTGGTGAGGCATCGCCTCGCATCCTACTCCATGGCTAGCCAGAGATATGTGAATATGGAGGACTTCGAGTACGTCATGCCCGAGACCATCGAGGAGGGTGAGGTGTCGTTCACGAAGGTGGTGCGCGGGGAGACCGTGGAGGCGTCCGAGGACTTCGCTCATGAGTACCGGGAGTACATGTCCTATGCGCAGTCGCTGTACAGCGACATGGTCGCCGCGGGCATCCCCGAGGAGGATGCGAGGTACGTGCTGCCCAATGCATGTTGCACGAACATCGTTGTGACGATGAACGCCCGTGAGCTAGGTACGTTCTTCCGGTATAGGCTATGCGATAGGGCACAATGGGAAATAAGGGAACTTGCGCAGAGGATGTACGATCTGTGCATGGAAATCTCTCCTGAGATATTCGGGATGATGGGTCCCAACTGCAAGGTCCTCGGATACTGCCCCGAGGCCAAGGGATGCGGAAGGGTTCCGAGGAGGGAGCAACGATGGAGGTATCCCACCTCTCTCCTAAGCAGAAGACCCTCCTCGCCATGGACAAGCGTCTGAAGATAGCGAAGCTCGTGGGCGCCAATCCGGAGGGCATGACCGTATCGGAGGTGGTCGCGAAGCTGGACATGACGGAGGCTCAGGTGAAGTACGCGATGAACAATCTGATCTCCTTGGGCGAGGTGGAGGTCGTGTACCGCAGGACCGGCAGGGACGCAGGACGCGTCAAGGTCTCCAAGGCTCTGGAGGACAATCCCGACGGGCTGACGATAGGCGACGTGACCGCCTGGACGGGTCTCACCAGGGAGCAGGCCGTCACGGTGCTGGACTCCATGAGATGCCACGGCGAAGCGACGGAGACATATCGGAAGGTGAAGGAATGATAAGCGAGTTCGGAGAGGACCTGATGCCCCGCAGGAGGAATCGGGGAGATGCGGGCTACGATGTATGCATGCCCGAGGATGCGCACCTGGAACCGGGAGCCGTGCACGTGTTCGACACCGGGATCAGGCTGGAGGACGGGGACATCGCCGATGACGAGTTCCTCATGATGGTCCCGAGGTCCAGCATGGGCTTCAGGTACGGCATGATGTTCTCCAATACCGTCGGGATCATCGATGCCCGCTTCCGCGACACGATGAAGATGAGCATCGTCGTGCAGAAGCCCTGCGACCTCAGGAGAGGCGACCGCGTGGCGCAGCTCATCGTCTGCAGGTTCGGGACCATCCGCGGGGAGATCCCGCCCGAAGGCGAGAGGAACGGCGGCATCGGGTCCACGGGAGTGAGACGATGGCCGCGAAGACCGAGGAGGGCTGCGCGGGCTGCAAGGGCTGCGAATACCTGATGGTGGGCAAGTGGGCCCCGTGGTGCGCGTTCGCGGGGATGCCGTGCGCGTTCGTCCCGGAGGAGAGATGCACATGGAGGACTCTGGATGAGAGGGTACAAGCCGACACCCCGTGACATCGCGGTGCTGGACGCTCTGAAGGCCGCAGGACCCGGCGGAGCCACCGCGAGGGAGCTGGGCCCCCTGCTTCCCGATATGGACTATGTCGAGATCGGGCTCGCCCTCCGCGCCCTGAGGGAGCGCGGGGAGGTGAAGCGCAGGATGTCGGGATTCGCCCGGTCCAGAGGGAACGCCCTGTGGGAGCTCGCCCGATCGCCGGTCGGATGCATCGAAACCTCTTCCATCGAACTCTTTTCATCGAACTTCTTTCAACAAACATCTTAAATATAATTTCTGTATTACATTATATTGATGACAACACAGTTGGTATCATTCAGGCTGGACAAGGACGATAAGAGCGACCTCCAGGTCCTGTGCGATTCGCTCGGCATAGACGTGACCACGGCCTGCAGGCTGATGGTGAAGAAGTTCCTCGCCAGCGGAGGGGCGTCCATCCTCGTGCTGGATGCACCGAAGGACCACGGGACGGAAGCATGAGCGGAGAGGCCATGGAGGACCTCTGGCGCATGGAGGAGTGGGCGAGGGAGATCGACCGCGAGAACCCGCTGCTGGCGAAGCTGGTGCGCGAGATGCGCGGACTCCTGGACGACTACAACTACTACGTGTCGGGGGACACGGGAAGCGACAAGGCGGAGAAGGCATGGTCAGAGTTCAGATCGAGGTGGCTGTCGGGGAGCATGGAGAAGGTCCTGGAGGAGCTTCTCGTCTCGATGGAGCACTCGGTGCTGCACGGATGGAACAAGGAGAACAGATGGTGAATCGTATGAAGAACGGATTGGAAGACTGCACTGCATGGAAGGTGAACTGGTTCACGCGCAAGGGCGAGATGCCCGAGTCCGTGGGCTCGTATGCCACCAAGGAGGAGGCCGAGGCGGCCATGGCGAGGTTCGGAGAGCACACCGAAGGATTCGGGCAGATGTTCATGTACTACACATGCTGCCCCGGATGCGTCGAGACCGTCACGGGAGAGTTCGACCCGGAGGACTGCCGAAGATGCCCAGGAAGCCTTCCAAGAAGAGGCCCGATGCGCTCGGGGCGTACTGGGCGGACATCGCGACCGACCTGATGGACGGAGGCCACGGGCTTCTCGTGACCTTCACAGACGGAACGGAGCTGAGGATTCCGCAGGGAGCCGTGAGACAGGTCTTCTATCGCGGGAAGGACGACCCGGACGCATGGCATGCGGGGAGGCTCTGGGTGCATGACTCCTCCAAAGGGGTCACATCGGGGTTCCACCCTGCGGAAGTGGAGAGCATCATAGGAATAGACGAAGGAGACGAGAAGCAATGATAACACGCGCATGGACCGAGATGACGGAGGACGGGGAGCTGTGGATCTACCCCGTCACGGAGAACGACCAGACCCGTATGGAGATAAGGGCGGTGCTGAAGGATGCCACGGTCACGTGGAGCATCGCCCCTTCCGACGCCGGCCTTCTGGCGGAGATGCTCAGAGCGATATCCGAGAGGCCCGATCCCGGGGAGCCGCCCCTCCCCGCCGCTCCCGTGCAGAACGCCGCGGAGACTCCGCAGGGAGACCTCGCAGAGGCCTCTCAGGAGGCTCCTGCGGAGACCGAACCCGAAGTGAGGTTCGACTACCAGCAGAACAGATTCGTCCCTCAGGAGCCTCAGGAGGAGCCGGGAAAAGGATTCTCCGGCATCGGAGCGAAGCTGTCGAACGCGTTCTCCAAGCTGAGCGAGCGAGATGGCCGACCGCAAGGGCAGGAAGGCGGACCGCACCGCCTCCGCCCTCTACCAGAGGCCCGTGTGGTACGACGGGTGGCTTCCCGATCTGATAGATCAGGAATGGCTGAAGGACATCCTCCTGGGCCGCGCGACGTTCAGTCCCGGATTCGAAGGGGATGCCGTCGGGGATGCACGGAAGCTGTATCTGAAGATGATAGAGGCGGTCACGGACTGCATCTTTGTCACGGAGGACATCATGCTGAAGCCCGACTACGTCTCCGTGCCGTGCACGGAGGGCACTCTGTGGACCATCAGGGTGTTCCTCTATGCGGGGGATGTGAACCTGGGCGCGGTGGACGACCTGGAGGTGCAGGGCACCGTGATGAGGATCTACTCGGGATACATGGTGCTGACCGTGGGTGTGAAGGAGAGGAAGAATGGATCTCGATGATGTGGACAAGAGCAGGGGGTCCGATTGGGACTCCCTCAGAGGCATATGGCGCGGCATCTACAAGCGTTGCGACAACCCCTCCGCGAAGGACTACGCCCACTACGGCGCGAGGGGCATCAGGATGTGCGAGGAGTGGTACGACTTCGAGGTCTTCTACGAGTGGGCGATGACCCACGGGTACCGCAAGGGGCTCACCATCGACAGGGTGAACAACAACCAGGGCTACAGGCCCGGGAACTGCCGCTGGGTGACCCGCAAGGCGCAGGCCAACAACAGGACGACCGCGAGGATGTACACCATAGACGGCCATACCAAGTCCCTCACCCAGTGGTGCAGACTCTACGGCATCCCGACGTACGTCGCATGCCACAGGATGAAGGACTATGGGTGGAGCGTGAAGGATGCCCTCACGACTCCTGTAGGAGAGAAGAGACAGGAGCGAACTCGCCCGATTGGACAATTACAGTTCGGCGGATAGGACGCTCGCCGATAGGCATCATGGTTCTCTAGCAACACACTCCCCGAGGCCCTTGCTGATTTCTCAGAGGTATGTATGGCTTTGAATCCGTTCCCGTCTCTGTATTCTGCATCGTCGTTCTGGTATTTAACCTTACGAACAAGAGGATCTACGGCCCTCGGATCCGCCTGGATCTCCAACTCGCGACGGATCCGAGGAACCTGCCCGGCAGGGGGTGAGATGATCTTTCCGATCCCCATCGAATATCGGAACGGCGGATTCCTTCGAGGGCCGTCATCCTGCCGCTCCATCGGATGAAGTTTCCGTATATATCGATTCACCTGCCCGGAACGATGTTCACCGAGCCTGCAGAGAATGAAAGGAAGCGCCCTCCCTTCCGGGAGGGCAGGACAGAAGGTAATGAAAATGAATACGCAACAGGGGGGTGAGAGGGGTCGCCCCCTCTCGGTGTCGGGATCAGGCGTCGTCGGCCAGACCCACGATCTTTCCGTGCTGGATGAAGGAGTCCACACGGGTCTCCATCCTCATGTGCAGCACGTTGCGCTCCCTGAGGGTCCTGGTGATAGCGGGGTTGTCCGCGGTGTACAGGCTGACAGGGGAGAGCATGGACATCCAGATGTGGTCCAGGTCGAGGAGCATGATGTTGCCCATCCTGGTGCTGGAGACGCGCTTCGTGGTGTAGTCGAAGTTGGCGTTTCCGGTCTGGATGATCGGGATGTTGTTGTAGCTCTTCAGAGTGAGGCCGGCGTCCCTTCCGGGGATGGTCTTCACTCCTCCGAAGTCCCTCTGGACATAGACGGTGTTGAGATACCTCTGGTTGGCTTCGAGCATGGCTCCGAGGACGTCGAGAGCGACGTTGGACATGAAGAAGACCTTGTTGTTGGGTGCTCCGGAGTCGGACCAGTTGACCTGGCAGGCCCTGTAGAGGTCCCTCATGTGCTCCATCTTGAGGACGGAGCCGGAGGCATCGACGATGTTGGAATCCAGGTTGGACGTTCCGGCGGACCTGAAGGCGTAGAAGTCTCCGTGGGTGGCGGTGCGTCCTCCGTAGGGGGAGACGTCCTCGGCGGTGAGGGTCGTGGTTCCGACGGTCCTTCCGATCTCGGAGAATCCGGAGACGATCCTGTCCAGTCCGTTCAGGGAGGTCTCGACGCCGTTGAGCATGGGCTGCTTGACGCTGACGGGCCTCATGAGGGTCTTGTCCACGAGGTCGGAGTAGTTCCTGGAGATGAGGTCGAGGTAGTCCTTCTTGGAGACGACATCGTCCTTGTTCTCGACGGCCGCGAGGTACATTCCGTAGTCGAAGGACAGGGGCAGCTCCTTGGAGGGCTCCCTGAACTCGTTGACGGGCATGGCGACGGATCCGGGGATGTCTCCGTCGGGGAGGGTGGTGGCTCCGATTCCCACGAAGTCTCCCTCGGTCACTCCGAGAGCGGTGGCATCGGCGGCGGAGGCCAGTCCGTAGGTGGCGGCCTCGGTGGAGATACGGACACCCTCGGTGGTGTAGGGACGTGCACCGAGAGCGGTGAACACGTTGTCGTTCATGAACATCGCGGCGGTGATGTACTTTCCGAAGATGGGGTTGAAGTACCCGTTGTTGCCGTCGCCGTATCCGGCGTGGCCCGCGGATTTCATGAACTTGCCGACGGCCGCGCCGTAGAAGTCCTCGATGAGGTCCTCCATGGCGTAGGGGGATTCGGGGTAGGTGGTACCCAGCTTCCCGTTCTGATTGATGAATTGTCCTGAACTCATAGGATCGCCTTAGAAGTCGTCTTTTGCCTTAAAAACGTTGTATCTCTCGATGTCGGCCAGGAGCATGTCCATGGGGTCCTTTCCGATCTTGAAGGTGTGGTCTTGGGATTTCGCGATGCTCTTGGCTCCGTATTCCGGAGTGGAGATATCGCCGTTGACGGAGCACAGCACGCCGGGGCGTCCGCTCTTGGCTATGGCGGACATCTCCTTGAACGTCATGATGTGCTTGCCGTTGTCCTGAGCGGTCTTGGCCACGGGAACGGTCACGGAGGACCTCTGTCCCGCACCCTCGCCGCGCTCCATCTGCGCGGAGGGCATCTCGACCTGCTTCGCGCTCCCCTCGTCGGAAGGCTCCTCTCCGGTGACCTCCTTGATAGGCTGAGCGGTGGCGATGGACGTCGGGTCCTGATGGCCCTTCTGCCCGGTTCCGATCTCCTTGGCGGGCGTGACCTCGTCGGCGGGGACGGAACCCTTCTCGGACGAGCCTCCGAAGTCGAAGTCCCTGATGCTTCTGGCGAGCCAGGAGTTGTCGGGGACCATGGTGGACTTGGCGATGTCGCAGTCCACCTCTCCTTCGGGATGCATGATGGCATCCTCGTCCACGGCCTTGGCCGCGCGGTCGTTGTACTGCTTCGCGATGGCCTCGTGCCCGTCGTAGGGGTCGAGGCTCTTCAGCAGGAGACCGAGGTCCCCCTTGCCCTTCATGAGGTCGGAGATGCTCGGAACGGACTTGCTGAGGGTGTCCTCGGGGTCCTTGAGCAGACCGTCGTCGGCGTCTATCTTGGACGCTCCTTCTCCGAACAGCGCGTTGCTCGCGCCTTCGGAGCCTGCGCCGATGGCGCCCGCATCCTTCTCGATGCCCACGGTGTCTCCGCACTCGGCGGACTTCTTGATGTCGTCGTCCCCGTCATCGACCTTCTCCTCGGAAGGCTCCTTCTCCGGGGACTCCTCCGCAGGAGGCTCGTCGGAACCCTCTGCGGGACCTGCCTCCGGTGCGGGCTCTCCCTCGTCTCCGAGGTCGGGGACCGCGTCCACGGGGGGCTCCGCGGGAACAGGACCCTCTCCGCCTGCTCCGCCGTTGGCGAGAGCGTCGAACTCCGTCAGAAGCGACTTGATCTTGTCTCCCAGCTTGCCCAGGGAGGCGATCGATGCGCTGTCTCCGCGGTCCACCGCGGATGCGAGAGCATCCTTGAGACTGTTGTTGAACACGGTCGTGATGTCCCCTCCTCCGATGTCGGCCTCGGGACCCTCGACTCCTTCGAGTCCCGTCGCATCGGCGGGACCCGCCTCGGGGGCCGCGTTCTGCGGACCTCCCAGCCCGAGGGACGCCATCAGCTCGTTGAAGGCCGCGTCGTCGTCCTCGGTCCACTCATCGTCGTCGTCTTCCCCGTATCCCTCGTCGAGACCGTCGGCACCCTGCACGGGCGCGGCGGAATCCCCTGCCGGAGCTCCGGCTTCGGGAGGCATCTCCGGCATCCCCGCTTCGGGACCCGGGGCCCCCTCTGCGGGGGGCATATCGGGAGGCAACTCCTCTTTGTCTGCCATTGCATCACCTGCCAAATCCATGCCGGTACCGTCGGACTCCCCGCCCGGCAGACCTTCAGGGGGCATGCCTCCGGCATCGGGTCCCATAGGAGCTCCTCCCATGGGGTCCATGCCGGGTGCACCGCCCGCATCCGCGGCTCCGGCGTTGGCGGCATCGACCGCGGCGTCGTCTCCGAGGATGGAAGGCACTACCTGCGCGGTGCGCGACGCATCGGTCCTGATCTCGTTGAGGGCAGCCAGCATGGTGTCCAGCTTCTCGGAGATCGAGGCTTTCTCGATGCGTGCGGAGTCCTTGCAGAACTGCTCCCACGCTTCATCGGTGTCCATAGTGTACCTGGCTCTTGATAGCGTGCTTCGTTTTTATAATATATCCCCTGTCTTGCCGTCCCAGCCCTCCGGTGCGATGATTATACGCGCATCGACGAACAGCGGATAGCGTTCGAAGACGTCCTCTCCGTTCCTGTCCGTATAGCGCATGACGACATCCAGCCAGCCTGCGGGGCGGCCCCATACGAAGCCCTTCCTGCCGTCGAGGTCGCGGATGCCCATGCGCAGGAGCATCTCCTCCGACTCGTAGGTGTAGTCGGCCTCGTTCTCCACATAGGCCTCCTGGGCCTCCTCGGACGCCTCCTCGGGAAGGCTGTCGGGCATCATCGCGTATTCCGGGATGACGTCGACGAAGGTATCGACGAACTCGTCCCAGCAGAAGCGGTTCCTGTAGAACCAGATGAGATCGTTATGCCGCTGTGAATCTCCATCCATGTCCGTCCCTCTCCAGCAGACCCAGCCCGTAAAGGCGGTCGAACGTTCCGCGGTCCAGATCCAGCACCCTTCCGTCGGGCGTCGCCTGTCCTGCATCGTACGCCTTCCTGAACTCGTTCTCCAGCGTCTGTCCGCGGGGATACAGGAACGCCGTGCCGTTCTTCCACATGCCGACGGCGTCCAGGCTCTTCAGGAACGGTCTCGTGGATTCGAACATGCTCGACGATATCCCCCCGACCTCCACGTGGTCGCTCCTGGCATGCGCCTCTATGCCTCTGTCGCGGAGGGCCTTCCTGAGGCCCAGCACGGGGCAGGTGGTGTAGTCGCGGTGGATCTCGTAGGAGTCCACGCCCAGCACCACGTCCTCCGAGGACTTCTTCAGACGCGCCTTCTCGTTGCACCACGTCATCTTGGCGTGCCTGTTGGACGGCACCCTGCAGAGGGATATCTCCAGGAGCTGCCTGACGTCGCGCTTCACATAGCACCCCTTCTTGTCGCACTGGTAGCGGCCCTTTCCCGCCTCCCCCGCGATGCTGACGTTGTTGAACCCCTTGACGAAGGCCTGTCTCGCCGCGTCGTAGACCTCGTCCCCTCCGAAGACGTTCCCCCACATGCGGACCGCGGGCTTCCCCTCGACCTCGCACGGCTCCATATCCCAGCAGGCCCCGATGTTGTAGTTCCCGTGGTTGTCCTGCAGGTTGCCTCCGGCGCGGATGTAGTCGTCGGCGTGCTTCACGATGGACTCCACGTCGATGACCTCCCCGTCGTTGTCCACGTCCTCCACGGACGCTATGGCGCTGAAGGAGAAGCTGGACGGAAGGTCCTTGCACGCCTTCCACGCCTTCTTGCGGGCATCCAGGACCTCCTTCTCGGTATGCGGGTCGGACTCGTTGTAGGCCTCCATCCATTTCTTCGAATCCTCGTCGTCCAGAGCCATCCTCACCTGGGTGGGCAGCTCCTCTATGCTCGTGTACATCTCTATGCCTCCGCTCTGAGACTGTATGTCTTATGCCCGGGCTTGCCGGTGCATTCGATCTCGTGCATGACGTCCAGGGCCATCTGGACCTCGTATCTCGTGAACCCGGTGGCCTCCACGAGGGCCATCAGGGTGGACGGGCTCTGTATGGTGGAGCGGACCGCGTCCTTGCACTCCTCCGACACCGCGCACCATTTGGAGCCTATCTCCTCGTAGAGCAGGCGCTTCTCCTCGGGAGTCCCGTTGAGACGCACCGCCGACGGAGCACGTTCCCACTCCACCAGGGGGGTGTCCACCGACGCTATGATGCTCTGCACCGATCTGGGGAGCATGTTGAGCCTCCACGCCAGCTCCCTGATGGTCACGAATCCCTCCTCTCCGCACAGTTCCTGCCACACCTTGAAATCGTTCCTGTTCATCATCGGTACCTCGGACGCCTCGCCTGCCTGCCTTCGATTCCCATGTTCATGTTCTCCTTCTTCCAGAGGTTCTTGTCCGTGTAGGACGGGTCCTTCGTGCCCTCTATCGTGCACTCCGATGCGGGCATGGCCCTGATGCTCTCCGCCAGGGTCCCCTCCCTCGGCTCCCCTGCTTCGTTGACGGCGGAGCTGTAATCCTCGACATAGCGCTTCGCGTTCTCGGCGATGCGCTTCGCCACATCCTCCACCGTAGGCGGGAACGTGTCCCATTCCGCTTCGACATCGAGGATGTCGAGGGTCCTGTACAGCGCGGGACGCATGAAAGGATTGGGCATCGCACCGTGCTCCATGACCATGCTGTACACCTTGTCCGCATAGGCTTCGGAATAGCCTCTGGCGGCGGCCCAGTCCCTGAACTTCTCCCTGGTGAGGGTGATCTTCGGATTCTTGACTCCCATGGGTCCGCGCTTGGTGTGGTCCGCAGGCCTGGTGCCGAACTCCACGTATGCGGCGTACGGAGCATCGGCCACCACGACCCATTCGTCCAGCAGGCCCATCTCCTCCAGACGCTCCTTCAGAGCCTTCTCGATCTCGTCACGGAGCCGTGCCTCGTCGATGACCACCTCGCTCATTCCATGCTCCCGTCGGCCTCCCTCTTGGAGAGGTCCACCTCGTCCTCGGCATCGCCTATCTCCTCGTCCTCTCTGCGGGCGGTGCCCTTCTCGGGAGGCCCGTCTCCGTCCCCGGGCATCATCCCTCCGTCGGCGATAGGCTGCTGGGCCATCTGCGCCTGCATCTTCGCCTGCGCCTCCTGCTCCTTGCGCTGGATCTGGTCGATGGGCTCCTCGGAGTACCTGAACTCGCCGTCCACGTAGCGGATGTCGAATCCGAGGGACTTCATCATCTGGGCCTCCTGCATCTTGTCCATCCTGCGCTTGGCGTCGGTGTACGCCTTGGACGGCCTGTTGACCCTCAGCTGCCAGTCGGTTATCTTCGGGAACCAGCTGAGTATCCAGTCGCACAGCCTGTCGATGAAGTTGTACTTGTCCATCAGATAGCGGTCCATGACGGTGATCTGCTGGGACTCGTTGTTCATCCCCCCGGAGGCCTCCACGTCTCCTGCGAACAGGTTGGGGAGCCCTCCGTGGGCGCACAGCCTGTTCCTGATGTCGTCCTTGACCTGCAGGGCCTGCGAGGCGTCGTCGGTGCCCAGCTCCAGTGTCTGGGCCTTCATCTCCGCCGTCCCCGGGATCTGGGGAGGAGTGCAGATGATGGGGATGGAGTTCGTATTGGTGGACAGCACGTCCTGCACGCCCTTGGCCATGGACTCCGCATCCTGCTCGTTGAACCCGGGCAGGATGACGATCTTCCTGACGTACCCGAACTTATATCTGGACAGGAAGTGCTTCTCCAGATAGTGGTAGGTGAGGAGGTCGTCCTCTATATCGAACCACGTGGGGATGCCGTATGTGAGGGAGGGTCTGAACCAGTGGTCCTGATAGACCTCCTCCTGGGTGTACAGCCAGTACTGCCCGTTGCCTCCGGGGGACTCTCCGATCTGCCAGTAGGCGGGGTATATCTCCTTGCCCTCCTGCGACAGCTCGTAGAGCTTCTCCTCGTCCGTGTCGATGTCGATCTTGCTGCATCTGTCCTCGCGGATGAAGCCGTAGGTGGTCCCCGGCTTCCCGGTCCTGTCGAACAGGCACATGACGTACTCGGGAGCCTCGGCGATGAACTCCAGGGGGTAGGCCCTCTCCAATCTCCCGGTGTCCTTGTCTATGAGGTCCCCGGTGACGCACAGGATATACGCCTGATTGTTGAGATACTGCGACTCCGCATAGGACCTCATGACCTCCTTGAGCGTCTGTCCGTTGTCGTTGGCCTCCTCCATGAAGCTCTTGCCGTTCGGACGGACGAAGTACGCCTGCTGGCTCCAGTCCGGTCTCCTGAGCCTCGCGGAGCCGCACTGGGGGCACCTGTCGATCTCGGTCTGGGACTCGTACCCGCAGTCCTCGCATTTCTTGTCGAACTTCGGCACGAGGCTCAGGTCGTGCCTGAACAGCTCCGTGGTCGCACGGGTGCAGATGGTGGACAGCACCGAGACCTCGCGCCTGTACCAGTTCATCAGGGTGTACATCATCCAGAAATTGGACTGCTCCGCGACGCGGTAGTACTGGTTGGTCGGACGCTCGGCGTTGGCCACGGCCACGTTGATGCGTTTGAACTCGTCCTGTCTGCCGATGACGTCTTCCGTCCCCGCTCCCATCTGGGACAGCGTGATCGGGGGAAGGCTCTGCTGCATGGATGGCGCCGCAGGCACCGATGCGCTTCCGATTATCCTCATATAGACACCTCTATCCTCTCCGAAGGTTTAAAAATCTCTTTTCGATGAGAACACCCTGCGACTCCTCGGGCTTTCACCTCCCTTCGACGGAGTCACACCTCCTTTGGCTTCGAAGACGCGTGCTGTAGCGTTGATGAAGAACGGTGTACTACAATAGCGTACAGCGTCAAGGCAATTCCCTACTAATGTCTTACAGGCGAAGAAATCATGCGCCTCATCCACTGTGAGATCATAGACATACTCGAAACGTCTGGTCGATTCAACAGCCTTTATCTTTTGAAGCCGGCATTTCTTTGCCAGTTCCACGGAGTCTGAGCTGAGCCCCACATGTTTCAGAACAGGTCCGAGTCTTGTAGTATTTGTTTGTCTTGAAAGTCCCTCCACATATGACACAAACGCGTTCCTCGTCATCGACCCCGGATGCTCTACGGGCTGCAGATTTACAGGCATTTGAGCAGAATTTTCCATGACCTGGCTTGGCCATATACTCTTTTTTGCAATATTGGCATATGTGTTCGACCGGTTTGAGATTCTGTGCGACTTGTTTTCCATGTTGGACATGCCACTCGTGCCCCTCTTCGGAAGCATGCCACGCTCTGCACAGTGATTGTTGTTTAGAATTGAGGTCCTGCATGGTTTTGCGCCTATCCTCTCTACGCTCCTGCGACCAGGGATGTCTCTGCATATGTTCTGCGCGTGTGAGACATTCGAGATTGGAGATATCGTTGTTGTCTGGATTCTCATCGATATGATGGATTTCATAGCCCTTTGGAATAGGCCCGTTGTATTGTTCCCAAATATATCTGTGTAATAATATACACTTGTATCCATCATATCTTCTGAAATACACGCGCATGTCACGGGCTTTTGCATCAGGATATCTGGACCAGATATACCCGTCATACTCGATACGTTCGCTTTTTGCATTTTCTGAACGGGGTCTTGCCATTGGATTACCTCATCATATACCGTAAGACATCCAAGACACTTAAGCCCTTCCATCGTCATAATCGGATGGTCTTTCGTTCCTTCCAACACAGTACCATTCTCGAATTCTACACGCCATATCTCCGCCGGCAACGGACGGGCGATACCTGCGGCCAGCACCTTCCTGTAGCCGAGATGGGTCAAGACCATGTCCCCGACCTCGATGTCCTCGATAGGCACCTCTCCGTGATCGGTGATCACCATGGTGCCCGCTACAAGACAATGATCGAACTCTTTGATCGGTTTTTCAAGCCATACCCCATCAGCTGAACGATCATACGCGTAATTCTGCAGCTCTATGAGCGTGTTCCTGCACGATTGATGGACGTGCCATTTGAACGACTGGAGCCTCTGGATACCGTTCTTCAGGGAGTCGGGACCCTTCAGAGCGGGACGGATGGCGGGAAGCGCCCATGTGATCGGTATCTGGTTGCCGTGCTCGTCGATGGTCGCCTCGGTGAGCCCTCTCTGGAGCTCGCTGATGGACTTCGGCTCCGCGGCGTCCGCCCAAATAGTCTCCTTGCCGTAGCCCATGGCGCAGATGCGCTTGGCGATGGCGAGGTTGGTCATTCCGCGGTCGTACATCTCGTCGAACACCCACAGCTCCCTTGCTCCGAGGTCGAAGAACACCGCCACGAAGGCGTTGTACGATATCGAGTACCCGAAGTCCAGTCCGAAGGAGAGCACTCCGCGGGGGTGCTGCTCTATGACCTCCTTGATGTCGAAGGCCTCCTCCTGCCAGTTCTCGTAGATCAGACCCTCGGCGATACCCCAGTCCCCGTCGCACACGATACGGGCGAGACGCGGAGCGTCCTTGTAGAGGGCCATGTACTGCGCCCTGTCCACGTCGGAGAGATGCTCGTTGCATCTGAACGTGGTCGTTATCGCGAGGGTGTCGGGACGGGGATGGTCGAAGAACCTCGCCTTTATCCACGAGGTGGCGGACCATGGGTTGAACGTCCCGGTGTACTGCTTCCACAGATACGGCGGAAGGTCTCCGCGTATGGACATGGCCATGGTGTCGAAGTCGTTCTCGTTGCCGAAGTCCGCGAACTCCTCCAACCACACCCAGCAGAGGTATCCTTCGGACACTCCGACTGATGCCAGCTTGAGAGGGTCGTCCATTCCTCTGAACAGGATGACCTGCTCGTTGGGGCGGGACTCGGACTTGCGGTGCGTCATCCTCAGATTGGACGGCGAGACCTCCCAGCTGTCGTGCAGGTACAAGCGGTTGATGGCCCACTCCAGCGTGGCGAACACCGAGTCGCGGAGGGTGTTGGTCTGCTTCTTGATGACCAGCAGATTGGCCTCCGGATAGCGCTCCAGATGCCAGATGAACCACAGAGCGGCGGTGTAGGACTTCTTGGAACCCTTGGAGCCCTTCACCATGCGGTAGAGGTCCTTGCTGTTCCAGAATTCGTCGTATCCCTCTCCGATGAGCCTGCGGAGGGAGATGATCGGCCTTCCGTCGGGACCTATGGGGTCGCCGTAGCGGGTGACGGGCGCATCGCTCGGAGCGATCGCTGTACTCGGCATCGATGCATTCTCCTTCGACCGGGAGCGGTTCGTCATCATCGTCGTCATCGTCATCGGACGATGCGCTCATGGTGACCACCTCGGAGGCCGTCATCACGCCGTTCTCTATGCGGACGTCCTTGGCGGACGTGATGGCCAGGTCGTCCACGAACGTGGGCGCCTCGACCTGCATGAGCTGCTCCTTGACAGGCTCCAGGCCGCCGTACTTGAACAGGAACTCCGCCTTGCGCTGGTCCCCCTGCACGGCATCGGCCGCGAACTGCATGATGATACGGGTCCTGATGTCCACGTTGGCGTTCTTGTACGCCTTGAGAGGCCTCTGTCCGTCCACGTAGTCCATCGGACCCTCCTTCACCGGCGATGCGAGAACGGTGTTGATTATGTTCTGGATGTCGCGGCGGTTGTTCTTCTTGGCGAGGGCCCTCTCCGCCAGCACCTCCGTGGGAGTGTATAGGCTGGGTGCATCGGACATGGGCATCGCCTGTTGAACGCTCCGTCCTTCTTCATCCTTCCGAGAGGAGTCAGCTGTCTGCACCTTAGGCATCTGTCCGGAAGAGTTTTCAGGGACATCCCGTATTTGAGCTTGCATATCGGGCAGGTCCACCCGTCGTCGGGGTTGTCCACGATCTCCCCGCCTTCGAAGTTCTCTCCGTAGAACGAGAAGTACATCTCCGCGAGATTGTCGCTCAGGGCGAACTCCCTGGCGCACATATCGTAGTCTCCCTTGGTGGCGCGGTACTTCTCCATCTCCGCATCCTGTCCCGAACGGACCGTCATCCTCTCGATGCCGCGCTTCTGCTGCCTGTAGATGTCCAGCCTGAGCCTGTTGGCGACCTCCGGGTCCACCCAGCGCTCCAGTAAGCTAGCCGGCATAATCCTCAGCTCGTACGGCGTGAAGGCGTGATGCATCCGTTCCCTGAATTCCTCCGATGCCCGCGATGTCATATGCTGTCTCGATGACAGACTGCATATATGGGCATTTTGAAGGTATGACGTATACAAGTATAGGTGCGGTATATACAGAATAAAAAGAGGTAAGAGGTTTGGCGGAGCGGAAGCTCCGCGGATATCACCATTCGCTGGAGATGTAGTCCTGCAGATCGCAGTCGGGTATCTCCGGGTGATTCTGTTGTATGTATTTGCGGAACGGAACAGGCCATTCGGCGATGTGTCCCGCGTCGCTCGCATAGAGAGATTTACGGATGCTTTTAAGGACTCCGTACGAGGGGTTGGTATACGTGGGTGAATCGTCCACGCTGGAGCTGGTGGATGCCGTCCTCGACATACCTCTTCTGTACGAGGGGTTGGTATACGTGGGTGAATCGTCCTTTGTAGTATAGTTGTGGATGCCGTATCCGTTGTCAAAAGTGATATAGTCGTTGTTTTTCATATTGTCATTTCTGATCATCCGAGCAGTTTCAGCATCAAGACCTCCTCCTACACGAAGGATTCCAGGATAATCATCTGAACCGCCTATGCGGAGATCATCAGCTCCGTCGTCCGATCCTCCCGCACGAAGGTCTCCCTGATAGTCATCTGAACCACCTATGCGGAGATCATCAGCTCCGTCGTCGGAACCGCCTATGCGGAGATCATTACCCGTAACGGGTCCATCGACCAGTTTATCGAAGTATCCTTTCTCTATCTTGTCGGACCCTTTATCACCTGTCTTCAGAGAGATTTCCTTCTTCGTCAACCCCTCGTCGTTGGTCTTGGCGGTGGGGATGTCCGCGGGCATGCCGCGCTCTCTCCCGTCTCCGCCCATCCGCACGGGCACGCATCCGAACGCGAACACGGAGCCTCCGATAGGTGCTCCGTAGGGGTGTCCGTCCTTGCCCGTGTTCTTCGCTATGCTGTCCATCATGTCCCTGAGGGACATATTCCTCATCTCATCCATTATCCTCACCCTGTTATTCCGATCGGATTCTGTAAACTTTTTGTCGAGCGTCTTATTATATTCCGACCCCGACTTCCATTTGTCGGCCTCCCTGCCATCGAACGAGAGACTCTTGTCTTCCACGATCTTGTCCTTGTTCTCCTTCGTCTGAGCACCGATGATCTTGCCTTGATCGATGAGATTCTTGCCCTGGTACCTGACCGGCACGTTCTGATCCGGTGCGACCTTCGGCAGGTTTTCAACGGAATCATCGGCATTCGTCTTGGAAGAATCATCGGCATTCGTCTTGGAAGAATCATCGGCATTCTTCGCCTCAAGTTTCTTCCGTTCTTCTGCAGCTTTGGCTGCGAGAGCTCTGTCTTCATCAGTAAGGGGCGTAACGATCTCGGACGGATCATCCCCATTGCCCAGTCTCGCCTCCTGTTGCTGGACACTCGCCTGGTATTGATTGACCTTGAACGTGTCCCCTCCGAGCATCTGCAGAAGGTTGCGCTCCCTCTCATTGGAGTTGTGCCAGTTCCTTCTGTCTCCTTCGGAGGGCTTGTCCTCGTTCTCCCGTTTCTCATACGCATTCTGAATATCATAGGTCTTATCCGGCTTGAGGTTCTCGGATTTTTTGGGAATCAATTGTCTGACGATGCGCTTCTCCGCATATCCTTCGTCGCCGGGTTGCACTGCGGTGTTCATGAACTTCTGCTGATCGGACGGCAGCATGTCCATCCATTCTTCATCGGTTATGTTCGCCTGCCTGTTCCCCTTGACCTCATCGTAGCCGATGTCGCCCACGAGGTACTTCATCGGACCGTAGTCGACGTTCCCGAAATCCAGGTCGTCGAATCCCTGGAATCCCTTTTTCTGAAGGAGCTTCCTGAACTCCGGCATCACCTCCGTCCATTCGCCTTCCTTCGAGAGATCCTTATCTTCCAGCAGATCAGTGTCATCCGAATAGGCTCTTTTCTGCCTCATCATATCGACATAGGAGCCTACTGCATCTGCCATGCGCCGCATGATGGGGTCGCGGGTGGACTCGGCTTCATTTTCCAGATCAGACCATATAGAATTCACATCTTTATGTCTGAAAGCACTCTCGGCCAATCTTCTGATTCCGGGGTGGTCGTCGTAGTGAGGCCAGAACTTAGGCTGAGCCATTGATGATTCTGTTGTCAGCTGATCTGCAAGAAACTTGTATAACTCGCTCATATCAGCCTTCGTTTCGTAATCTGATATTGGTGAGAAACCCGCCATTTTTCCATTTTCATCCATCTGGATCGTTTCGGGCGAGGACGGCACGGCTTTTTTCGAAAGAGAATACAGGTACTCTGCGAGGCCTTCGACAGAAGGTTTGAATTTCTCATCTCTGAACTTCGTCTTGTTTTCATCCAGCTTCTCATTGACCCTGGCGTTCATCTCCGCACGGGCTTCCGAAAGCTTGCTCAGCGAATCGGCCCATTGAGCATAGATGGAATCCGCATCTCCTTGAGAAAGACGCTTCAAAGTGGCGATGAGTGTTTTCGTCTTGCTGTCTGGAATCGGCACGTTCCGTGTGAAGTCGGCAAGTCTGTTGGATGCATGCACCACTTCTGTAGGCAGTTTGCGGAGCATCTCGCCCCAGACCTCGTCCTCCCAGTTCTCGCCGTATTGGTTCTTCATGGCTCCGGCGAGTCCGTACGTCTTCGCATCGGGATTCTCGCCGAGCATCTCGCTCATGGTTCTATAGAACTGGCTGTCCTTGGACAGAGGGTCGAGACTCTGATATGTGTTCTGCTTTTCTTTGATGTCTTCCAGGAAAGGCACGATACTCTCCTTAGTCAGACCGGGATAGGCATCCATGACCTGTTTGATCACCGCCTCCGCCTTATCAGCATAGCCTCTGCGCGTGTGATTCCTCAATGTATTCAGCAATCCGCCGAATCTGTTGAGAACCTCCAGCTGCTTCGCCCTCAGTTCATCGTCCCTCTCGGGCGAACCCTCAGGCGTCGTGAACGTCGTGCCTGCGGGCAGAGGCACGTCGTACGCATCGTCCAGAACATTCCGGTACAGCTCCGATGCGGAGCGGGCCCGCTCGGCATTCCTTACACCCCTGCGCCTTTCGTCCTCCATGCCCTCTTCGTTGAGGATGATGACGGCGGCATCGATGAGGGCCATCTTGTCATGGTCGAAGTAGCCGGGGAGGCTGTCCGGCAGGTCGTTGGGGTTGCTGTATCTATTATTTTCAAGGAACTCCTTCCCTTCATCGGTATTGAAGAATTCGAGCGCTCTCATCGCCAGGGCCTTGTTGTTGCCGTAATCCAACCACTTCTCGGCGGCGCTTCTGCGGGATTTCAGATCGTCGTTGATGGTCTTGGTCCTCATCACATCTCCTGTGGACAGCCGTCCGGAGGGAGTATAGTTCTGAACGGGCTCCAGACTGAGGGTTCCCGTCTCGATGAACTTCTCCGATACGGAACGGGGGAGAACGGTGAACAGGCGCACGATGTCTTCCAGATCGGTCTTGTTCTCATCACCCAGCAGATCGTACCAGATGTCGGGATTCTTCTGCACCAGACGAACCGCCATGTTGATGGCATCCTCATAGGACACGGGTGCATGCTCCTTCAGATACGTATCAGAGTCGGAAAGAGCCTGTTTTCTTTCATCGAGACCTTGTTCGGAATAGCCTGTCTCCGAATCAGGCAACGCATATCCCCTCTCGCTCTGCTTTCTGAACAGTTCGTTCCTGAGCTTTTTCCACTCAGGGGCTTTGGGATTATTCGGGTCCTGTTCGAGTGCGTTCCGGAGCATTTCCATGGTCTTGCGCTCGTCAGGAGTCAACCCGGGATACAACTTGCCCTGATCCGCGTCCTGGGCCACTTCGCGTTTGACGCCCTCATCCCTATCCAATTTTCCGACAGCATCCTCGAATGCCTTGAGATGCTTCCGCTTCAGCTTGGCTTCGGGTGTGAGGAAGTCGATCCTCCCGTATATCGGATGCCATAGCGCCTCCACCTTCTCTCCTGTCGAGGGATCGATATAGCTGTATGGCCTCGCGATGGACATCCCCGGAGTGGAGTACGGATTGCGATCTTTCAGAGCCTTCTCCGCGAGCGCCTCATGGACATCGGAACCCACCAGATCATCCTTCAGATCCTTGGTGTCCCTGTACCAGCCCATGCCTCCTCTGTCTATGGCGTACCGGGGCATCGGAGCTCCGTTCTCGTCCTTGATGCCCATTCCGATGGAATCGGCTTCTCCGAAGATCTTCCCCAGACGCTTCAGCCATGCATCCTTGTCCCTGTTCTTCAGCTCGGCCTCCTGCGCTCTGTAGAGCCACTCCATGGCCTCGTCCCACGTGGCGCCGTTCTCCAGCATGTCGTTGATGCGCTTGGCATCCCTCATCTCGCTGAAGGCATTGACGACGTATTCCGAATTCAGAGCATCGGGATTGACCATCATGCCCAGATACGTGTTCCCTTTGTCGTCCTTCCTGATTAGGGGGATCCTGTTCCCTTTCTCATCCAGTTCGGGTATGTACCTCCCGAGCTTGTCCTTGGCGAGGCGCATCACCGGCTCGCCGTTCCTGTCGAACTTCGGATTCCCGTTCCTATCCTTCGCCTGGATCTTCTTCAGCCTGTAGGTGATCGGCATGAATCTGGGCGTCGAGAAGGGATCCAGCAGGATCTTCCCGTTGTAAGGCATCGGCTCCTCCTTGATCTCGCCCGTGGTCGGATCCACATCCGGAACCATCCTGATGATGCCGTCCGCACCCTTCTCCTCCTTGAGCCTCGGTATAGGCGTGGCCTCATTGCGGGGAACGGGCGAAGGGACTCCGGATTTGGGATCGACCCTCGCATAAGGCAGTCCGGCGGGGAAGTGATACGAATTGACGGTCTCGCCGGTAGGCGACCTCGCGGTATGGTCCAGCCACGGTCTGTCGCCGGCTCCGCGGTCGGAGTTTCCCGTTCTTCCTCCGTACTTGCGTCTCAGGGATTCTCCCATGGCTCTGTACTTGGCCATGTTGTAATTCTTCTTCTTCTCGATCGGCCGCTTCTTCAGCTCCGATCCCGTTCCGGACGACTTCTTCAGCTCCGATCTCGCGACGAGGGCCTTGTCCAGCTTGGAGAGCATCCTTGCTATGTCGGCCATCGTCTGATCCCCCTCAGGCATTTGTCGTAGCGTGCTTTCATCACGCGCTTCATCATCTCGCCTATCGTCATATCCTTATCGTTCGGGTCGTCCTCTTCGGACTCCCCCTTGCACGCATCCATCACGGACTCGCGCACCGGCTCCTCGGGCTCTCCATCGTCGCAGACGGCGATGCTCACCTCTATCCTCTCAGCCTTCTCCATATCCGTTCAAATACCCCTGCAGCATGGACGAAACCCGTCGGGTCCGCAGCCCGCGTCATGTGCGGACCCGCACCCGTCGTCGATCTCTATGGTGATGTCCATCGCAGGGCTCTGTATGAGCAGGCCCTGCGGAGTGACCGCCATCGCCCTGATGTCATGCACTTCGATGACATTGCGTTTGCGGTCCTGCGCGTACTCGATGCGCAGGTCCGCGGTCCTCACGCGACGGCAGACCTTCATGGACAGGGAGAGCCTCATGTCCTTCTGGGTGACCATCGCGGTGCCCTCGCAGGCATCGCGACGGAACATGGACGAGAGGCTCCTCGCGTTGTCCTCGGTTATCGGTATCATCTCATCCCTTCACGATGAGGATGCTCGGCACGGTCAGGGACGACGGCTGGGACTTCGCCCAGATGTACACTCCGCCTTCGAACGTCTCGCATACCGGGGAGTACCTTCCGCTCACGGCATCGTCCTGGGAGAAGGACACGGTGGCGATATCCGAGGACGACACCGAGCTGTTCGAGTAGGTCCCCTTGTAGCCGTATGCGGTGTTCGAAGCATCCGCGACCCAGGTGAACGAGGCGTTCGAGACGATGAGGCACTTCTTCTGGCATTCGGAGACCTTGGTGTCCACGTAGGTCGTGGCGGCCTTGGCGTTCAGCTCCGTCTTGGTGGCGTAGGTGCTCGTTATGACGTTGCCGGCCGCATCCTGCGTCGCCATCGTGGCGGAGGATGCGCTGGTCGCGGTGGTAGCCTTGGCCGCGCTGTCCGCCTCATCGGCCTTCGTGGCCCTGGCGACGGTGCCGCACGCGGTGGGGACACCGTTGTTCAGATAGATCGGGGTGCTCGCGCTTCCGACGGTCTCCGAGAGGGCGGCCTTGTCCTGCTTCGCAGTGCCTACGAGCACCTTGCCCGCTCCCGCGGGTATCGCGCCCGCCGAGACCAGTCCGCTGAGGTCCACGGTCTCCGAGAGCTTGTCCCATCCCTCGTCGGTATAGAGGATGTTCGCACCCTTGGGTACGGTGATGGTCTCGCCATTGAGTATCGGGAGATCGAAGGGCTCGGAGACGTTCCACACGCCTCCGACCTCGGGATTCGTGGGCACGGTGGCGGTGCTCCCCTTGATCATATAGACGCCCTTCAGGCTGCTGGTGCCAGTGGCGATGGCGGTCTTGACCTGTGCGGCCGTGACCAGCTTGTCGGTCCCTTCCTCGATGGAGGCCGCCACGTCGCGGGAGGCCGCGGTTCCGAGTCCGAGGTCGCATGCCACCGGGACTCCGCCCTGGAAGTACACGGGCGTGTTGGAGCTTCCGCCGTCGGAAGTGAGCTTCTTCGCGGACGCGGCGGCATCGTCCTTGCCGAGCTTGTTCGCGATGTCCTTGACGACCGTATTCAGATTCGCCTTGTCGTCCTTGGACATCAGACCGTTCTCGGATGTCGAAGCGACGGCGGTGGACGCCTTCCCGTTCAACGCGGCCGTGACAGTCTTGTTCTGCACGGGATTGGTGCTGGATGCGTCCAGGGTTGAATCGACCTCGATCTTGCTTCCGGCTTCGACCGTGCAGCTGATGGTGTTGCCGGAGATCGATATCCCTTCGCCCGCCTTGAGCGTATCCTGCTTGCCGTTCACCGCGTTCGTGAGCTCCGTTATCTTCGAACCGTAGCCGGTGTATGTCGAGACCAGGGACGAGGTTATGCCGGAGTCGACCGCGGCCTTCTGAGCCGTGCTCAGAGCATCCTGCTTCCCCGCCGCGTATCCGTCGTACTGCTTCACCTTGTCCGCGGTGATGCCCGAGTCCGTCGCCTTCAGCCGCTCGTCGGAGAGCTGAGCCTGCTTGCCTGCGACATCCGTCTTCAGGGTCTTGATGTCGCTCTCGGTCGCGGTGATGCGGTTCTCGGTCGCGGTGATGCGGTTCTGGTTGTCTGCGATCTGTCCGGACGCCGTTTCGAGTTCTCCCTCGAAGCTCCCGACGCGGGGGTCGCAATCCTCCCATATCGGGTTCCCCGCGTCGTCCGTTCCGGTGCATCTTCTGAGCACGCCGTCGATGAGGGCGACGTCCCCGACCTTCGGTGCCGAGGGAGCGGAATCTCCGATGAGCCGCCCCTGTGCGGTGGAGTAGACCTCCCCCCTCACGTTGACATCCGACCTGAATGTGTAGACCTTTGGATCAGCCATGAATCATGGATGGCGCGGAGGATATAAAGAACAGGAACCCCGCCTGAGGGCGGGTAACGGGTTTGATGTTCACGGTTCGTGTACAGACTCAGTGCTTGTTGAGCTCGTTGAGGACGGGAACAGGCTCGGCAGGCTGCTCGGCAGGCTGCTCGGCGACGATGCCCTTGAGGGCGTCCTTCGTCTTGGCCTTGTCCCTGGAGGACTCCAGCACCGTGCGGAGAAAAGCATCGCCCGCCAGTCCGCAGATGATGGAGATGATGAACACGAGTCCGGCGCAGTCGTAGAAGGTGCTGCCGTCCACGATCCCGGCTCCGATGATCCATCCGCTCACGTAGAACGTGGCGATGATTCCCAGAACGATGGTGGTGACGTTCTGGATGATGTAGTTGAAGCCGTAGTCCATGGCTTCTCCCTTGTCGCGGGCGACCTCCTTGGCCTTGGCCCTGTACTCGCTGATCCCCTTGGTGAAGGTGATGATCGCGATGACGAGGAAGGCGAGGACGAGCAGCTTCGCGACGTATCCGCTGTCGATGTTGAGGATCGTATCGACCGTATCGACGTAATCTGTTGCCATTCTGTCAACTCCTATTATCAGCATGATCTCGACCGTCGTCCCGGTCAACCTCCCCTCCCACGCGAGGCGGGAGGAGAGGGACCAGACGAACAGTCCGATCAAGGTTTCTTCTTGGCCTCCTTGGCGGCCTTGGCTGCATCGAGCTTGCCCTTGACGAGCTTGTAGTTCATCGGGGATGCGGGAGCCACGGCGAGAGCGACGGCTCCGAGGACCACGATGACGATGACCACGAGGGCGATCTGCCCAGAGGTGGTCTCGAAGAACCCGGGCTCCTCGGGAGCCTGAGGCGCGATGGACCTGTAGATGGCCACGAAGGTCACATCTCCGGTGTAGGCGTACTCCATGGGGTCCACATAGTCGGAGGTCCCGGCTACGACCCATCCCTGGAACTCGTATCCCTCGCGGTAGGTGGCGGGAACGGTCAGAGAGTCGGACTTCTGGGTGACATCGGTCTTGCCCTCGATCTGGAAGGTGACGTTGAAGGAAGCCTCCTCGGCGATGGCCTCGACGGTCGTGTTCTCGTTGATGAGGGTCTCGAAATCGAAGTCCCATGCCTTGAATCCCTCGGGGAGAGCAGGGATCTGCTCGGCGGGGATGGCGGTGCCTTCGAGGACGGTGATCTTCGCGACCTCGGTCTCTCCGGCGACGAATGCGACATCGTAGTAGATGTTGTCCCTGAGCTGGATGGTCATGGGTCCGGTGACAGGCACGGAAGCGTCGAAGTTCCACCTCTTGTCCTTCTCGGGGAAGGCCTCGGGGATGACAGGGACCTTGTCGGCGGGGATGAGCTGACCGTGCTCCACCTGGATGGTGACGTTCATGGCGGCGTACATCACTCCGAAGTCGAAGGTGACGTCGTAGACCTTGAGGGCTCCCTTGACGACGACGTTCTCGACGATGGCGTCATCGGCGTTGAAGTCCCACTTGTCGTAGCCCTCGGGGAGGGCGGGGATCTGGTTCTCGGCGAGCTTCTCGCCCTTGATGACCTCGACGGTGGCGACGGTCTCGTCTCCGGCGACGAAGGTCACGGTGCACTTGAGGACCTCCGCGACGGCGTAGAACCTCATGTCGGGTCCGGTGATGGTGACGGGAGAGCCGACGACCTTTCCGTCCTTGTCGGCCCATGCGACGAAGCCCTCGGGGAGGGCGGGGAGGTCGATCTGACCCATGTACTCGGAGGATCTCTCCGCGACGACGGTCTCGCCGTTCATGAAGAAGACCTTGTAGGTGAGAGGGGCGAAGACCGCATACAGAGTAGTGTCCTCGGTGAAGACCACTTTAGCGTCGATCTTGCTGTCCTCAGTGAGTGCTATGATGGCTTCCTTAGAATCATTCACAGTGGACCATCCAAGGAAATTATAATGCTCCTTGGAAGGTGCAGCGGGCACTTCGCGCTTGATGGAATCAGTGGTTGCACCGTAGGTGGAATCTCCATTGACGAAAGTGATCTTGTAGATGGGTGTGAGCTCAAGAACGAGCGTTGCGGATTTGGTCAGGTCGGTAACGTGGACAGCGGTAGAGTCGCTCGAAATCTCAACGGATCCGGCTTCCTTGCCATCCTTGTCTACAAGCTTTCCGATCTCGAACTTAGTCTGATCGATATTCTTCAGAGCCTCGATGAGAGCCTTGTATGCATCAGACTCAGTGGAGATGGCACTATCTTTGACAATGCACTTGAACGAATCCTCGCCGACAGTGATGGTGATGTAGATGTTCTCATCAAGAACCGCAGTGAGAGTAGCATTACCATTGGAATCGGCAGTGAGAGCGCTTACGAGGTATTCCTGACCTGCAACGAACTTGGCGCTACCGCTCTGCCAGTATTCAAATGCCTTTTCGGAAGAAAGGCTCAGCTCGGCGGGAGCGGGCGCGACGAAGGGGGTCGCACCCTCAGCGAGCTTCCTCGTTGCGGACTCACCGTCCATCACATAAGTGATGGTTTTGACGGCAACGGAGTCTTCTCCGTCGGCAGAGGCATCCTCTGCGACGAAGACCACCGACCCGGCGAGAGCCAGCATCGCGAATACGCTGAATGCGATTATGGCCTTGTAATCAGTCATGACTATCATTTTCCCATCCTCTTCGGACCCTGTGCGACGGTCGTTTCGAGAGGATGCGCATCAATCGCAGGTTAGCGATATAAAAGAGTATGAACGGAGGGTCCGAAGACCCCCCGAAAGGGTTTGATATCAGCGGAGACCGACGATGCTGACGGTTCCGTTGAAGGCCTCGGAGAATTCGAGGCTGACGCTGCCGCCGGAGATGGCGATGCCGCACTGGACGACGTTGCCGTTTCCGTCGAGGACCTGCGCCATGAGGGCGGTGGTCAGGCCGGAGGCCACGGAGAGCGCGGTGTTGGCGGTCGCGGTGACGGCCTTGCTGACGGCCACGACGGGGCACTGCTCCAGGGGCAGGGTGCCGGTGGTCTTGCTGAAGGGGATCTTGTCGGGCAGGTCGGAGACCTCGAGAGCCGCTCCCGCGGTGACGAGTCCCTTCGCGTCGTAGGTGATCTTGCAGGCGGTGCCGGCGGTGATGTCGGCGTTCTTGGCGACCTTTCCGTCCGCGGCGGTCTTGGCGGCGTCCGCGGCCTCCTGAGCGGTCGTGATGAGGTCCGCGTATCCATCGTAGGTTCCGACCTTGGCAGCGGTGATCCCCGAGTTCGCGGCGGCGAGCTGGGCCTCGGTGAGGGTGGCCTGCTTGTCCTTGACGGCGTTCTGGATGGCGGTGGTGACCTCGGTCGTCTTGGCGTAGGCGGAGAGGTCGGTGACTCCTCCGAGAGCATCCCACTTGCCATCCTGCGCATCTCCCTCGGTGGCGACATAGACGACGTTGGTTCCCGCAGGATAGTTCTTCCCGTTGTCGGTGAAGGCGGCGGTGATGTTATAGACATCTCCGACTTCCGCGGAGGCGGGGAGCTCGGAAACGGATGCCAGAGTTCCCTTGACCTTGTACACGGACGAGAGCTCGGTCTTCTTGGCGTATCCGGACAGGTCGATGTTGACGGCCTTGTCGGTGACGGTCAGAGCGGTTCCGTCGACCTTGACTGCTTCGATGACATTGACCTGCGCACCGGCGGCGATACCCGTGAGCTTGGTCTTCTCCTCGGTCGTGTAGTCGTTGGTGGACAGTCCCTTTCCGGTGACCTTGTCGACCTTGCCGGCGAGAGCCGTCTCGACCTCGGTCTTGACGGCCGCGGCATCGGCGGTGGCCTTGACTGCGGCGATAGCGGTCGTGTTGTCGGCGACGTCCTTGCAGAGTCCGGTGGCGGCTACGTCTCCGGATGCCTTGGCTCCGACGGTGGTCTTCAGAGCGGAGATGTCCTCGGTCTGGGTTCCCGTGGTGGCCTGCAGGGTCTCGATGGCCGTGGCGTTGGCCGCGGCGGAGTTCTTCGCGGCGGTGGCGTCGGTCTGAGCGGCCTCGGCCGCGGATTTCGCGTCGGCCGCGGATTTCGCGTTCTTGGCGATGTCCGCGGTGTTCTTGGCGATCCTGGCGTAGGCGGAGCCCTCGGCGTTCGCCTCGTCCTCGGCGGTTCCGAGTCCGGCCTCCAGGTTCGCGATCTTCGTGCTGATGGAGTTCTCCCCGGTGCCTCCCTGTCCGAGAGCGGCCTGCAGATCGAGGACGTCCTTGACCAGTCCCTTGCTGGAGTCTCCGACTGCGGTCTTCAGAGTGCCGATGTCGCTTTTGTTGGTCTGCACCTGGGCATCGTCGGCGTACTTGACCCATTTGGTCCCGTTGTACGTCTGGAGGACGCCCTCGAACTCGACGACCTGTCCGGGGAAGGCGTTCTCCGTGGGCAGAGCCGTGACGGTCTCGAACTTGACGTTCTTGACCGCGTTCGTCTTCATGTCGATATCGACATAGAATTCCTGTTTCTTCGCCATTGCAATAGCTCCTGACGTGGATGAGGCTCCGATGCCTCTTCCGTCGCCTCGCTCAACGTCGCATGAGTTGATAAATCCGATATAAGGAAGGAGGGCATACGCCCTCCGATAAGGGGTTTCAGTTGGGGATGGCGACCACCACGGGAACCGTGATGGAGGTGTTCTTCTTGGCCCAGATGTACACCTTTCCGGACGCGCTCTCCGCTATCGGAGCGTAGTCCCCGCTCGTGGCCTGCGCCATGTCGAAGGTGACCTGCGGCACATGGGACGCCGTGCATCCCGAGACCGTGATCGTCCCCTTGTAGGCGTATCCCGTGTACGTGCTGTCCGATGCCCATGTCACGGATGCCGATGTGACGATGATGGGCTTCTTGGCGTAGGTGGTCGTGATGGTGTTCCCGCTTCCGTCCGCGGTGGCCTTGTCTGCAGTCGTTGCGGATGCCGCCTTGCCTGTAGAGGACAGCGCACCCACATCCGAAGCGGAGAGGGATATGTTCGCGCTCAGGGCCTTGCCGTTGACCGTCCTCGTGGTGGGGACCGCACCCACATCCGAGGCCGTGAGGCTGATATTCGAAGACAGGGCGTTGCCGTTGACGGTACGGGATGTGGGGACGTATCCGCTCAGAGAGGGTATATCGGAATACAGAGCGAGGTTGTTCCCGTTCCATGTCGGGCGGGTCTGCTCGCCTCTCAGAAGCGTGTTGTAGTTGCTCGACCCGATGACGAGGTCCGAGGTGCTGGAGAATCCCAGCAACGTGGCGGTGCTGGAGTCGGTGATCTGCCCCTCGTTCGTGTTGTCGAGCATGATCTTCCCGACTCCCGCCTGATCGCCCCCGGTGACCTTCAGAGGAGCGGTGAGCGTGCCGCCCTGCTTGATGTAGGTGCTCGATATGACGTTCCCGTCCCTGTCCTGGGTCGCCTTCGTGGCGCTGGTGGCGCTGGTGGCGTTCCCGGAGAACGTCTTGGCGGTGATGGTGCCGGTATTCGGGTTGGCGTAGATCTGATTGTTGAGGATGGCGGTGTTCGCGCCTCTGGATGACGTGGACGATATCCCGCTCGTGGAGGTCATCAGCAGAGGGTAGGAGTCGTTCGTGGTCGAGTACCTCTGCGTGACCTTGGTGTCGGTGTTGTTGTCCGAAGGGAGCGTCACCGTCTTGGTGTTGATCTTCGTCACGTGTCCGTTGGAATCCCTGGTGATGCTGTCCACCGCGGTGAACGTTCCCCCATGGCTCGGGGACGCGACGGACGTGGTGTCCGTGCCCGTGGTGATGGACGGGTGCGCCGTCAGATAGCCCGCATCGTTGGTGAACGAGCTGACCTTGGTGGGAACCGTGGGTATGGTGGGCTTTCCCGACAGGTCGGAGTACTTCCCGCTGGTGGCGACCGTGGCGAGAGAGGACGTCTTGGCGTATGCGGAGAGGTCGGTGGCGGTGGTGCCTATCTTCTCCCATGCGTTGTTGGCACGCACGTACTCGTCGTAGACGTTGTTCGTCGCCGCGGTGGACGACTTCACCAGATAGATGGTGCTGGTGCTGATGCCCGTCGTAGGGAGGGCGGTCACCACGGACAGCGTGAGCTTCGCGGAGACGAGGCTGTTGACCTCCGCCTTGGTGTACGTGTTGCTCGTCGTATAGTAGTTGGTCAGGTCGGAGACCGCCTTGGTTATGAACGCGCTGTCATTGGTCAGCTCGGAGACCTTGGTGGGCACCGTGATGTTCGCGGTGACGTTCGACGAGGAGTTGGCGGTGAAGGACTTCACCGTGGTGCCGTTCCTCTGGATGGTCAGCGTCCCGTTGTTCACCGTCGGGATGGTCGGAGTCCCGGTCAGGTCGGAGTACTTCCCGCTGGTGGCGACCGTGGCGAGATCCGCGCTCTTGGCATAGGTGCTCGATATGACGTTCCCGTCCCCGTCGGCGGATGCCGCGGCGGCGGTGTCCCCCTCCGCGACGACCGCCTTCCCGTTGCTGTACAGCCTGTCGTCGTCGCCTATGTAGACCTTGGCGTTGGAGTACGTCGTCGCGCTGGCGGCCTGCGACACCGCTCCTGCGAGGAACAGCTTGGTGGACGCCTTCTGCGACGTCCCGGCGGTGTTCTTCGTATCGGTGTCCTTCTGGTACAGGGTCGTGGTCGCGCCGTTGACGGTGATCTCCGCGACCTTGGTCCCGGAGGTCTGCGATGCCGTGACGGACACGGAGTCGGCGGACTCGGTGATGCCGTCCAGCTTCTTCTTGTCGGCCGCGCTCATGAGTCCCGCCGCGGTCGTCGAGGCGACGGACTTGGGGGCCTTGGCGTCCAATGCCTCCTTGACGGCCTTGTTCTGCACAGGGTTGGCGCTCGTCGCGCTCAGCTCCGCATCCACGTCTACGTGGTAGTCCACGCGCTCCCACGCATAGGCCCCTTCGGCCTGAGGGACGCACCGGTATATCGCACCCGGGGTGTACGTCCCTGCGGCCCCCGTGAAGAGGACCGCGGCGCCTCCGAGCTTGGCGGAGGCGTCGGGCATGGAGTCGACGATGCCGATCATGCGCCCGTTGGACGCCTTCACGACACCTTTGACATCGATGCCCTGGTAGAATGTGACGCTTGTCATGTTTCACTCCCGCGATGCCATAGGTGCGGAGAGATTAAAAGACAGCGTGACAGGCGGGCTATGCCCGCCTTGTTTTTCAGATGACGCTCTCGGGATAGTTCGGAACATTCTCCGGGTAGCCCTTCGCGTTCTTGGTCGCTTCGACGGCCTTGCAGTAGTCATCGATGGCCTTGAGCTTCGCAGTATTGGCTTCGACATCGACGTTCAGACGGATGTTCCTCTCCGCCTTGGCACGCTCTCCATCGGTCCTTTCATAGAGGATGGTACGCATCATGGTCTGAAGACCGTCATTCCATGCATCGAATGACACTGCGGGAGCGGATGCGCGGATGGCGTCGTACTCGGTGCGTGTGAGGACATCCTCGGTGTACTCCCAGAACTCGGAGGTCCTTCCATCCTCCTCGACGGATCTACGGACGATATCTCCGCGGATGTAGACCGAATCCCCGTTGATCTCGATATTGGCAGGCTTGACCGCCTGCGTTCCTCTGACTGTTCCGTTGTGTATCATGAAGAAGCACCAGTCCGCAGATAACCTGCTCGTAATTTAAATGTCTCAGTCTGCAACCGTCGCACCAGCTCGCCATGCCGTCGTAGGAGCAGGCGGATGCCAGGTCGTGCGTGCTCGGTTCGCAACACCCGCACAACAACCCGATGATGCGCCTACAGACCCTCTTGTACCTGATCTTGTTCCTCTTGCGCATAGCCACATGGTCGGGCCGATGCACATAGCCGACGAAATCAAGTCCTGTATCGATAGGAGCGATGCGCCAGTTGCCTTTGAGCTTCAGCCCGTACTCCGATTCCAGCTTCGCCTTGACGGAGAAGTGAATGCGCCTCAGAAGGTTCTTGTCGGACGACAGGAACACCATGTCATCCATGTAACGGTAGTAGTATCCCATGCGGAGCACCTCCTTCACCCAATGATCGAAATAGGTGAGCATGAACGATGAGAATATCTGACTGGAGTACATCCCGATTGGAAGGCCTCTGCGACCCGGTGCATCGAAGATGAATGTATGGATCAGGTCCAGTGCATCCCGATCCTTGATCTTGCGCTTGACGAGTTCGAACAGCTTCTTCCGGGGGATGTTGTCGAAGTACTTCGAGATATCCTCCTTAAGGTAGTATTTCGTACCCTCCGGATCGGAATAGATGTCATTGCGGACCTGCATGGAGCACATGTGCGTGCCTTTGCCCTTCTGCGCCGCATAGGAATCGCGGATACTGGTGCCGAGCAGAATAGGTCCGATCACCTGCAGCACAGCATGCTGCACCACTCTGTCAGGGTAGGTGATGGTGTAACAGAGGTGCCTCTTCTTCCCGCGTTCGAAGATATCGCGGGTTCTGAACTTGGAGAAACGGAAAGATTTGGTGCTGATGATCCTATGGATCTCTTCGGCGCACTTCAGTTTGTTCTCCAGCATCTATTCGACTTGCGGATCCTTGGAATGGCCCTTGGCGGCGTTGTCGATGGCCTCCATGATGTTGCCTCTCTCCAGGATGCACTCGAACAGCGTCTTTCCATCGATGTGTCCTATTCTCTTCATGTGGCTCTCCTTTTGTGCACCGCGTCCTCTTCCTTCGCCCTCTCGGGAGTACCAAGGCCGTATCGGTGCGGTGTCGGCTCGTTCGTCCGACCGTGATTTTTCAGCAAGAGCTGAGGCTGCATAGATTCCCCCAGGGTTTCGAAGAAAAACTGGAGCGTGATGTAGGATAGCCGCGACCCGGTGTTCGAATTCGTGTTCGACGCACTATAGTTGAAGTTCGCATTGAAGGGACCTGCATTGTCACCGTTGTTGTAGTTGCCTCCGACATACGGGAAATTCGAGGAGTTGACATTCCCATTGTCGGCGAACGGTGCACAAGCAGTCGATTCCATGTCGCACTCGCAATGTCGCAATATACTATGCCGCCTGCAGAATACTACGTATTCTGCAGATTCGGTGAATGTGAGAAGATATAAAAGGGTTTGGTAAGGCGGGGGCTGCGCCCCCTGTTTGCGCCCGGCGCCTCCGGCTACCCGGGCGCGGGGTTGCGGGCGTTTCAGAGCCGATAGGAGAGCCGCGACCCGGCGTCCGAATACGTGCTCGACGCACTACAGCTGAAGTCCGCATAGAAGGGACCTGCACTGTCACCGCTGCCGTAGCTGCCTCCGACAAACGGGAAACGCGAGGAGTGGACATACCCATAGTCGGCGAAATACGTCGTGCCCGAACCTTTGTCGCCTGCGGGAAAGAACCCCGCATCCGTGGTCCCGACGACCTTATCGATGTATCCGTTCAGGCCGGATGATAGCGATGGCGAAAGCGACGTCTTGTCGAAATCGGAATCCGTCACCGACGAATATCCCGTGCAGGTCATGAGTCTACGCGAGAAATCCGTCTTCGCGCCTCCGACGAACTGATACATATTGCCCCAGAGGTTCTGGATCCAGAAGAACGCCATCTGCGTGGTTCCGCTCGTTCCCGGAGTGCCGTACATCCCGTAGTCGTTGGTGAACGTCAATGCGGTCTCGCTCTGCACGCTCGAACCGCTGACGTAACCGGACGCCATGGCGGTCTGCAGATCGGTGCTCTTGTACAGGAGGGTCGCAAGCGCAGTCAGATAGGTCCACTGGTACCAGGTCATGATGTCGTAGCCTGTTCCACGGTTCTTGGCGTAGGTGATGAAGTTCGTGATCGATTTGTTGACGGTCGGAACCACGCCCCCTATGGAATATAGATCGGACTCGGAATCTACATCATGATATGCGGCGAAGCACCCCACTCTGAAATGCCCCACATGGTTGCTTCCGACGCTTCCGGCGTAATCCTTCCAGGTGTCGTCGATTTGCGTATTCGAAAAAGCGCAGTCGATGTTCGTGCCGTCGTTGGTCATCTTCATCCACCACGTGGGGACGTAGGTCATGACATCGGTCCACAGACCACCCCTGTTTGAATCGAAATAACCTACATTGGCGGATCTCTTATCATCTACGTCTTCGAATACACCCGGGCCGCGCCCGCTATCGGCGGTCTGCCTCTTTATCCCCGATATCAGCTCGCACCCCGCCCAGTCGTTCATGCAGCTCGCACCGGTACCCGATGCGGGAGTCTTGCCGTAGGCGAGATTGGTCTTTCCGAAGATGGTCTCCGGATAGGTGACCCTGGCTGCGGGATCGGCGGTGTTCACGGCGATGCGGAAGCCGTATACGCTCTGCTTCGCTTCGATGGTCAGTGCGACGGAGTACTGCTCGCCGTCCACCACGGTCTGCGTCTTGGAAGAGGTCTTGTAGGAGCTGCTCGGGAGATCGACGGAGAACGTCCACGTGCCTGCGGGCAGGCTGAACGCCACGCTCGTCGCTCCGGAAGGTATCGTCTTGGTCTGCGTCGTCTGCCCCGATGCCTTCGCGGTGACGGTGCGACCCGCCACGGACACGCCTTCGGGAGCCGTGACGGACACGGAGACGATGCCCTGCTCCGCCGCCTTGAAGACGAAGGAGTTCGTGGAGCCTTTCATAGCGGTGCCCTCCGAGTACACGTACGGCTAGCCGTATTTACTTCCATTTCTGCAATCGTCGTCATATCTGTCATACCCATCGGCAGCTCCTTCGGGCCCCCGAACACGTCGGAAACGCGTTCCGGAGCCTCTATACCGACCTGAATCCGTCGTGGACATATAAAGCTCATGCCATAGGAGAGGCTTCGGAGGAGCTCCCCGGGCGAGCGCATCTGCGCAAGCTACGGGTACCCGTGTATGTACTACAGGAGATGTGTTCTGATGAGCAAAGGTACGACCAATTCAGCTCAGAAGACCGAGTACACTGCCGGGTCGGGAATCAACATCTCGGGGAATGTGATCTCTGCGCCCTATGCTCCGACGACCGCCGGAGAAGAGGGTCAGGTCTATACAAGTGATGGTTCCGGTACAGGCGTATGGAAGACGCCAGATTCGGGTGGTAATGGCAAAGTAAGCGTGGAAGAATACGGACCGATTGAGACTTGTGATTATTTATCAGTAAAACCACTAATAGTGACATTTGGGGACGTTTATGTTTCTGATAGCAACATATCAACTATTTCAGATTTATTTGGCAGCTCATATAGCCTTAAATTGTACACACCTAGTACAGGTTCAAAATCAATAACAAATAGTTCTATATATTTTGATACGACTCAAAATAAGATGTGCAGAGTAGACAATGTATCTCAGAATTTAACAAAGAGACATGTTATGACTTTTAGTGGATCTAACATGTATGTGGCGTGCAATAGTTATGGTATTTCGAATAATGCAATTCCGTCAATCATAACAGCGATAAATAACTCTTCTTATTTTTCATACCAGGACGAATCTATATCCCATGCCGCTGGAAAAAAGTTCTATCTTGCAACTAAATCTTTTTCAATTGTATTTTCATTAAAGGCATATTCAACCTCAGGGAGCGGGGTTGATATTCTAAGTGAAACATACACTTTTTCTACTTCAGCTGATTTCTCTAGCCAAATAGCAGGTCAGACCTTGGAACTATACCCTGTTTATGATGAGACTGTAGTAGATATCACATATAAGCTTACAGGAGCCCCGATGTCACATACATATATAAATAATACAATACCAACTTCATATAAAAAAATCATAGATCTAACATAAATTAAAGAAAGCGCGCAGAGGCATCGTACTCTCCCACTCTGAGAGCAGGGTTGCGACCCTCTGCGCTTAACTGCAATAATCGATAGGCTGTGGCCCTATATCAGATTATCCCCGACGACCGCCATCCGAAGATTTCATATGAACTCCGTGCATCCTAGTTTCATGAGTCCGATCGGTCACGAGTGCAGCCTGCGGATAGCGGATGACGATGGCGGAGTGAAGGAGTTGGGAAAAGGAACATTGGACTGGGCCTTCGAGAAGATAGGCGGTTATGGGATCCAGCATAAGCTGGAGATAACCGTGAAGGTGAAGAGGTAAGGGATTTATGAGGTGTATATTTGATTTTAGATAGAGATGATTCTAGTATAGGACGATGGAATCGTCTTATCAATAGAAGGTGCATTGACTAATATAGCATGGTTTGAACGAAATATTTGATTCAATTTTAATGCACCATTGTTTATTTCGAATCCCTGAGAGGAAGCACGATGAATGTAAAACGAGGAAAGACTCTGTATTGTACCGATTCCAGTTTCTGCATCAATATTACAGTATATACTACACTCTATAACAAGATCTTCATAACTAAAATACAAATCCTGTGATGTATCAGAGGAATTCAGTGTAGTTAAATGTTTATCAATAAGTTGCATTATCTTCTGCCCAATTAAAGCTGACTCTAAACTAGTTTTAAAAAAAGAATAATTTGTAATATTGGTACTACGTATCGAGTATGCTAGTTCAATGGCGTTTGATAAAATATACGGGTGATAATATTTTATACACTGTTTTATTTTATGAGTACTCGAATCATAATATATGCCGTTTGTCTCTGTTATAGTTGAATCACTAGGCTGTATAATATAGTACAATTTATTATTTAAATCAGATGAAACAGATAACGTATCTGCTCTAGCAGTAGAATCAAAAGACACATTTAGATATTCCATTATATCTGCTGCTGTAGGGCTGTAGTATTCCACTACAATCTCATCCCCCCCCCCCTTGGGCGTTCGTCGTACCTTTTGCCATTTCAGATCACCTTCTCAATTGAAGCATCCATTTCACTCACCGAATCTGATTTAATCTAGCCACATCCTTGTAGGCAGATTGGTATAATTTTGATTAGCAGATGACGAGATATATCTGCTTGAAATCCCCTCTGAAATAGTTTTTGTATATGACCATTCTCCATTTTCATTTGAAGATATGGTGCAAGACCCTATTTTTTTAGAAGAATAAGAAATCAAATTCTCCCCTGTGACTGAATTTGATACGTCTCCGTAATAATCAACCATGATGTTCATGCTCATGGTTTGAGCCCCATACGCCATAGGTAATGACATGATCTTTGTTCCAATCACACTATCAAATTGAGACGACAATTCCTCTGTTGAAATTGAAGTGATCGGCGTGTAATACATAGATTTAGAAGTCTCAGACCAGTCCATAGAATAGTATACGATATATGAAGGATAATCTATTGTAATTTTTGAATTAGAATATGCTAAATAGGGTCTATTTATATAAATACGATATGACTTGTCTGTGTATTTTACAGAAGTCCTATAATAACACTCTTTCTTAGATGAACCTGAGGTGATATTGCATGCAGGGTATATCATTCCTCCAAGAGTCGTACTGTCTGAAGCAGTCGTCACACCCTTAGTTACTTCATTCGAAAAAGATCCTGCAGTGCAGGATATCACTCCGTTCGATATGGATATCCCCTCACCTGCCGTATACTCTATGCCCTTCTGAGAAGCATTCGTCATACCATTGCTCATCAAAACACGCCTCCTGTAGTACATACACGGGTAGTCGATGTTTACAAGGGATATATAAAGAATCGAAGGATTCCCGACATTCCAGGAGATCATAGAAGGAAAGAGGTTTCAGGACCTCCGGGAGGCTTCATCTCCTCCTCCGGTCCTTCGTTCGAACGCTGTTCCCGAGTCCCCTCGCAGCTCCTCGTCGACCTCCGTGCGGACCTTCTCCGGGGTCCTTATCGGAAAGTGCTTCCGAGGCCTTCCGGGCGGGTTGCCCGTGTGCCTGTACCTCCAGACCTTGCTCCTGCATGCCGACAGGTGCTTGCCTTGTCCGGCCCGACTGTAATTGTCCAGAGGGCAATTGCAGAAGGGACATCTTTCGTTCCCTCCTCCATTCATGGATGAACATCGCGTCCGGGCACCCTAAAGGTATCCCTCCTCCGGGCACGACTCGGCATCATGTATCGGAATGTACGTATTTGAGCATTTTCAAGGGTTCCGATATACCCTGTCGACTCCCATATCCAACCGTCCGAGAAGGACAGGAGGCGAACACCATGGCAGAGCTCAATGCGATCCAGGACGAGGGAAGCGACATGTCGAAGCACATAGCGTACACCCGCGAGAAGCTGGACGAGATCGGGTGCGACATGCATCGCCTGATGGAAATGGAGGAAAAGGAGATGACGGAAGGTTTCGATTCGGGGATGCTCACGGGGCTCCTCTCGAAGCAGGGAATAGACCCGGGCATCGTGGCGATGCTCAACGACAGGAGAGACAGAGGAGACTGGGGAGGCGACGGATCATTTTTGGTCCTTTTCATCCTCCTGATTCTGTGCGGAGGCTGGAACGGATTCGGGAACAGGAACGGCGACTGTGGTGTGGAAAGAGCCGTCAACTCCGCATCGGACTACGGCATCCTTATGGATACCATCAACAGCACCGGGACCAAGCATGATGTAGCCATGCAGAACCTGGCTCAGACCCTCAACTGCAACCAGAACCAGCTTCAGGCGGCGCTGGCCGGAGTGGACAAGCAGCTGGCGGTCAACAACGGCGATATGAAGGCGACCCTGATGAATGTCGAGAACAGCCTGGCAGCCCAATTGTCCTCGTGTTGCTGCTCTACGAAGCAGTTGATCTCGGAGCAGGGATGTTCGACCCGCGCCGCGATACAGGATGTCAGATACCTGATCAGCAATTCTCAGGCAGCCCAGGATTCGCTCATTCAGAGCCAGTTCGCTAACCAGAATTCGATGATCCAGGCTCAACACTGCGAGACTCTGAACGCTATCCATAATGGATTCGCCGGTCTTGAGCTGAAAACACTCCAGGATCAGAACGACAGGCTGAGGGAGCAGATAGCCAGCCAGTCTCAGGCGGCACAGACCGCGGCCATCCTTGCAGCCATCAACGGGCGCAACCAGGTGGCAGTCAGCGGCACCGTGAACACCACTGCAGGAACCTGGACGGGAAACGGACAGATCTCTTCACCCTGAACAAGGCTGAGGAGATACCAGAATCTATATCGGCTTGGGATGAGGATTTCGCTCTTCCCGAGCCGTAAACCCTTTCCCCAAGGATTTTAATATGATGCTTTACTATAGAATTCCGGGGAGCGGGTTCGAAACCGCTGAGGCATTTACGTGTCTGCCTCTGCCCCGTTTCATGGCACGTATCAGAGGGACACGTATGAATCCTAAATTTGATTTAACCGGCCATACATTCGGACACTTGACAGTTATCGAATACGCCTATTCAAAAAACAATTCCAGATATTGGAAATGCCATTGCGATTGCGGTACCGACTGCGTCGTAAAAGGTGATAGCTTAAAAAGAGGGAACACAAAATCCTGCGGGCATTTGAAGTGTACTCCGCCTGAAAATAAATATGGAGCCTGGATAATAGGCCAGAAGTTTAATCGTCTCACAGTCTTAGCATTTGCAGGAAGCAACACATATAAGTCTCGGACTTGGAGATGCAAATGCGATTGTGGAAACGAATGCGTAGTGACAACCTCTGACCTGAAAAATGGGATCGTAAAGTCCTGTGGTTGTCTTCGTAGAGATGTTGCATCGAAAAAAAAATTTTGTCAATTTAAATGGGCAGAAATTCGGCAGATTGAGTGTGATCGAATTGAAAGGTTCACTCGATAACCGTCGCATCTGGATCTGTAGATGCGACTGCGGGAGGATGACAGAAGTACCTACTAATTCTCTTCTATCTGGAAACTCAAAATCGTGCGGATGCCTAAGGATAGATAATGCAAGAGAAGCCATGAAATCTAAGAGGACTTATGTGGGCGAATATAAAAACGGCCACACACGTATCTATCGGATCTGGCGTAGTATGTGTCAAAGATGTTACTATGTGAACGATGTAGGATACCATAATTATGGTGCGAGAGGGATTGAGGTGTGCGATGAATGGCGGTTCGAACCACTCAAATTCCAAGAATGGGCTTTAAACAATGGATACGACGATTCTTTGTCCATTGATCGTATAGATTGTAATGGGAATTATGAACCTTCCAATTGTAGGTGGGTAGGGTCAGAGATCCAACAAAACAACAGGCGCAATAACACATACATAACATTTAATGGAGAAACATTGACTGCAACTCAATGGGATAGAAAAATGGGATTCAGGATAGGATCGGTGGGATGCAGACTTAGAAATGGGTGGAGCCCCGAGAAAGCAATTCAAACTCCTTTAAGAGCATATCATAAGGTGAAATCATGACAGAATATTCCAACATTCTATCAGCACTCGGAAAGAACCCGGGCATGGGACAGATCGGCAAGCTCTCCCCTAGTCAAGAGGTCGAGAACTATAACGCATTCTCGGATCTGCAGAAGCAGGGCGTGTACCTTCCCGAACTGATGAAGAAGCTTCAGGAGTTCGATTCCATGAAGGCGCGTCTGGAGGAGCTGGAGAGGTCCAAGCCCGCCATCGATGCCACCGTATTCGCCACCATGGAGTCCGCCGTCTCCGACGATCCCGACGTGGTGAAGGCGAAAACCCGCGTAGCGGACGAGAAGGCCCGCGTCATCCTGGAGCTGTGCATGAAGGACCCTGCATTCCGCGAATCCTACGAGCAATACAAGTCCACGGTGAACCGCGTGTACGTGGAATCCAGAGAGAAGAAGGAGGGGAAGACCCCCTCCGGGTAAGGTGTTTCAGAGGATCAGCAGGATGCCCGACTCCTCCTTGTGGAAATCGGCTTCCACTGTGTTGAGCCCCGTATAGTTGTAGTCGGCACCCATCAGACCGTCGGCGGCGTTGTAGCTCTGCGCTCCGACGTACCTATTCTGGTTGTGCTGATACTGGAAGCTGGACGTTCCGGAGAACTCCTTGGTCAGAGTGGCCTCGTACAGGCACACCAGGCCCTGCCACTTCTCTCCGCTGCTTCCGGTGCTCACGGTCACGGTATGCTCGTCCTGTGTCACGTCGAGGACGCTCTCGCCCTCTCCGTCCTTGAAGCACTGGACCAGATACCACGTGCCGTCCTTCAGACCGTCGGTCGTCTTCTTGTCTATCGTCAGAGAGGCCCCGTCCAGATCGAAGCAGGCCGTCGCAGGCGCGAGGATCATCGTACCCGATCTGGCCTCCTGGAATCCGACCGTCACGGGGTTGTACAGCTCGGCGCTGTTCTGGATGATGTCCCCTACGATGTCGGTGGTCACGCCCTCATCCACGGATACCACCTGCACGAACAGAGGCATGCCGGTGTCGTTGCCTTCGAAGGTCCATGTCTTGGACGGGGTGGAGACTCCGATGTTCATGGGTCCGCTCAGAGTGGACGCGCCCTGGGCCTCCCTGACACGCATGATGCTTATCACGAGACCGTTCACGCCGGGAGGCTCGGAGAGCCTTATCCTGAGCGTGTTGATGGTCGGAGCGGAGACGATGGCGTTCACGTAGACGTGCTCGCTGTCCGCGGTGTACATCGACCATACCAGCTCCCTGCACATCAGGTTGTGGCGGATGGTGTACTCGGTCGCGGTGTCGTTCCCGAACTGGGTGATGTAGACGGGCCTGTTGACCGCCTGCACCGCCGCGGCTCCGGAGTGCACGAGAGCGCTCCAGCACTCGACGTTGGTCGGAGGCTGGTGGTCCGAGAGGGGGGAATCGGCGATGCAGATGTAGAGCGATCCGAGATACTCCACGATGTCTCCGGACTTGTACTCCACTCCGTTCTCCGCCCACTTGGGGATGGCGGCCTTGAGCGTCTTCAGCTCGTCCAGGGCCTTGGAGATGACCTTGTTCTGCACGGGCCTCTCGGAGGTAGCGGAGATGGCCTCGTCGACGAGCTTGTCCAGGTCCAGAGAGACCTTGTTGTCCGTGAAGGTCAGGAACTCCGGGTCCACGGAGATGACATCCTGCTTGGACTGCAGGGCCTTGTATACGGCGCTGCTCTGAACGGGGTTGGACGAGTCGGACGATATCTCGGCGTCCACGTCGATCTGCTTCGCGGCGGTGAGCGTCCCGTCGTCGTTGACCGTGACCGTCTGGGAGGACCTCAGCTTCTGCTGCTTGCCGTCCAGGGCCGCCTTGATCGCCCTGTTCTCCACAGGCTTGGAGCTGGTGTCGCTCAGCTTGTCGTCCACGGCGTACTTCGCGCGGATGGTGTTGTTGGAGTCGATCTCGATGGTGCCGTCCGGGTCGGCGACGAGCTTGGGCTGCTTGGAGTTGACCTCCTCCCTCAGGACGTCCTGCTCGGACTTCAGAGAGACGATGTCCGAAGCATTCTCGGAGACATCCGCACGCAGGGCGTTGTCCGCCTCCTGCCTCTCCTGACGCTCTTTGGCGATGGCCGCATTGATGGCCGCGGTGGTGGTGTCCCCGACGGAGGTCTCCAGCGTCTTGACCCTCTTGTCCAGGGCGGTATCGGCGGCCTCCCTCGTCCCTGCTTCGGAGGACAGCTCGGACCTCAGGACGGTCTTGACGTCCTCGTCCTTGGAGTCCACCCTGTCCCATAGCTTCTGGGTGACCTCCACGGCATACACGGTCTTGCCGTCGGCTCCCGTGCGATCCTCGTAGATGGCGATATAGTCGTCTCCGGGCTCGTACAGGGGGATGAGGTCCGTTACGGAGAAGGACACGTCCTTGGTGCCGGGATCGATGCCGGGCGTGTTGATTATAAGGTGTATCTTCCCGTCCTTGTAGTATGCATCCTTCACGACATCCTCGATAGGGAGGTCCAGCTCGCTGGCGACCTTCCCGAACCTGTCCCTCAGCTGAAGGACGTAGGACTGTCCGTCGGAGTTGCGCAGGGCGAGTTCGAACGGCACCGCGGATGCGAGGACCACGGCATCGGCGTTCATCTCGTCCTTGAGCTGGTCCGCCTTCGTGACGACGGGGGTTCCGATGAAACCCTTCTTCTTCGAATCGAACTGCAGGACCTCCCCGTCGCCGATGGTCTCCTTCAGGAGAGGGATGTCTCCGTCCCCGAACTGGCCTTTATCGTTTCCTGTGGGCAGGACGTCCGCGGATACCTGTCCTCTGGAGTCGAGCGTGGGGACGTTCAGCACCAGCGTCTGCGACTGCCCGCGGTATGTGGTGAAGGTCATCTCCAGACCTGGCTCTTTGAGCCTTTCGCGGAGGTCTATCGGCAGGAGGACGCTGACATCCTTCCACATCTCGATCCATCCTCCGACGGAGGGCTCGCACGCCACGGGAGACGGAGGAGCGCAGGTCCTGGGGCCGCACGGAGGCATGGGGGGCCTCGCTCCCTCGTCCTTGACCGCGAATCCGGAGACCGCGGACAGGAGGTACTCGGTGGCGTCGATATCCTGGAACGTGCCGTCGAACGGCACCTTGGTGAACACCAGCTGGAACTCCACACGTGCTGAGCGTGCGCGGGTGGTTATCTCGTAGGGCACCTGGAAGGTGTATCCGTCGAACTTGGGAGAGCTGGAATCGCCGTAGTAGTAGGGGTATCCGTTCTCGTCGTAGACGCGGAACATGATGTACGCGGAGTAGCCTTCGGCATCGAAGTCCCACTCCTCGGTATAGGTCGGCTTGTCGCCCTCGTCCATGGCGTAGTGGTACAGGTCGAAGTGCAGCGTGGTGCTGCGTGCATCGCATCTCTGCCCCGCATACGACCTCCCTCTCTTGGTGGACAGGGTCCTGTTGTCCTTGCTGAACTCGTAGTACAGGTCCATACGGACCGATGGACTCCTGGGTATAAGTATGAGGATGCATTACTTCACCATGGAATGCTTGCGGAGGCGGTTGACCTCCGCGACCCGTTCGCTGTGGTAGCATCCGCAGGAACGGGTCTCTCCCCTTCTCAGATGGAACTCCTGGACGTCGCGCACCCTTCCGCAGTCGCAGATGCACCGGTAGTACCTGCTCTTCCCTCTGTATCCCAGGTCCGACTCGACGGTCAGACGCCCGAATCTCTGACCGACGAGGGACCGGTTCCTGAACCTGCTCATCCCTTGTTCAGCGCGTCCAGGATGCGGCTGGTGCTGTCCGAGAGGGACACCGACTTCATGATGCCGAAGGAGTACGTCGTGGTGCACTCAGGGTATCTCCTCGTATGGGAGGAGAGCATCAGCTTCTGCGGAAGGGTCCCGGAGCCGCAGACGGACCCGTTGGTCAGGACGATCTCATCGGGTTCATCCGTGAGGGTGTCGAGCATGGTCGGCTCGTCGAAGTACGGGAACCACTCGTAGCCCTTGCCGTCGGCGGTCCTCTGGACCTCCTTCAGCTCGAAGGTGATGCTCTGCTGGGGCTCCTTCAGGTACTCGATGTAGTTGCGTGCGAACGCCTCGGCGGCCTCCGATGCGCGTGTCGAGATCCCCGTCTCCTCGTTCGTGTCCACGGTGTACGTCAGCTCGGGGATCGTCAGGGCCTCGGTGCGCTCTCCGAACTTGGCGACCGACGAGCTGGACTCCCTGTCGCCTCCGTTCTCGTAGTAGGGTCCCATGTTGTACGACCCTCTGCCTTCTCCGGTCTCGGGATTCAGATACGAGCACCTGACGGACACGGAGTTCACCACCGTGTCCGCGCCTTCGTCCCCCAGCTCCACCTCCCCGGCGGTACGGCCGTACATCGGATCGGATTCCGACGAGGGGTACAGGTCCAGGTCCTCGGCTCCGTCCGATACTCTGTTGAGGACCCTGCGGGTGCAGTTCCTCACGTGCATGGTGTCGTCGGCGAACCATATGCGGCAGCCCATGAGCATGGCGCACACCTGCAGCGCGTACCACAGGTTGGTGTCCTGCTCGAACGTCAGAACGCCATCGTACTCGTTCGATGTACGCGATGCGGGGTCCATGTCCAGATAGGACACCTGGATGCCGTAGTCCGCCCTGGTGGCGAGTATGGTAGCTAGAATGGACCTCGGAGTGCCCGTCAGAGAGCCTCCCTGGATGGTGCTTCCTCTGAACCTCTCCGCATCGCAGTAGGCGGTGATGGTGAACCTCTTGCCGGAGTACTTGCACTTGGTGACGGTGAACACCCCGCGGCCCAGCGCGTCGTTCAGCACCACCTTCGTGACCCCTGCGAGGATGCCGTTGGCCTCCGCCAGCTGGGACGCCACGTAGTACAGGCGCTTCTTGGGGATGACGAGCTGGACCATCTCGAACGGCTCCTCCGGGCCTCCCACGATCTTCATGGAGGAGATGCAGCTCCTCGTGCGGCCCTTGTCGTCGGTGTACATCAGGTCGAAGTAGTCGCTTCCCGTGCTGTCCGACATCTGGACCCTGAACCTGGAGCGGGAGATGGGTTGGGACCATGCGCCGTTGCCCTCGGAGGAGATGTCATCGTCGCCGTACAGGTTCTTGAAGCTCGACTCGTATTGAGCATATGCAGTGATATCGCTGGAGAATTGATATCTGTTGCCGGTAATCAGATAATCCCCGGTTCCATCTTCTGTAAGACACCAGCCTTTGAAGGTATATGTGCACAGCTGACCGTTCACGACCTCGGGGTCCTTGACGCACCGGGGCATCCCCTCGTACCATATGTTCACACCGTTCGTGTAGTTGTACGATAGATTCCCTACGACCATCCTCCCTCCGCACGGGTCCAGGGTGATGACATGGGTCTGACTTCCGCTGCTCTGCTCTTTGATCGTCAACCTCCAGGAAAGCGATACATTGGAGCCGTCCGTAGCTTCTGCATATAGGGTGGAATATCCTGCCGAAACGCCGGTGACCTGGCATGTGGTATCTCCGGTCTGAGAGAATTCGCAGTGTTCCGCCCCGCTTGTGATGGATATGTTCAGCTTCTTGTTCGCCGCATCTGTCGGAAAGACGGTGATATTGAATGACCGGGTGCTGCCTACATAGATGTTCTTATCGCCTACCAGAGTCAGACTGGATACGGGCATCGGATCGTCCTGATCGATCACTTCGTAACCGAAGTTGTCATCTCCCTCGGTATACTCCCCTTCCTGGCTGGTGTATTCGAGGATGAAGATGAATTTCGCAATGCCGGTGGATGTAGGCGTTCCGCTGATGGAGACCGTATACGATACGTCCCCTCCCGCCTCATCGTACACCTTGGATCCTATGGAATAGGACATCCCCTTGGTATCCGACTGAGAGCTCAGATACGGCTCCTTCAGGATCGTTTTGATTCCGGAATAATAGATCTTCCTGGTATCGGAGAACGGCTCTCCTACTCTTATCGGAGAATAATAGCTGTTCGCCATCGTCTCGTCCTCCTGCACTTGCAGTGCATCGTCCCCGTGGAGAACGTCACGGAACCGTACACGCACTGCACGTCCCCTGCCTTGAACCTGTACGAGAACGACCTCACATATCCGTTGATCTCCCTGCTGGGCATCCCCGGCAGCTCGCGGTCGAGGTTGTATCTCAGCGTGAACCCGTCGGTCTCCGCCTGCCAGCGGTCCATCGCCAGATCCATCTCCTCCACCCATCTGGGCGTGGACCAGTCGGTGCTGTCGATGGCGTTGTCGTCCGGCGAATCGGGAGACCTGCGCACGTAGTCGAACGTGATCTCGCTGTTGCTGGAGGTCTCTATGGCGAACGTGTCGCGCGTGGACCTGCTGACTATCGGGAACTTCGATACGGACTTGCTGAAGCTCTCGGAATAGCTCGTGATGATCCCCATATCTATCTCTATCCCGTCGTATTCGAGCGTGAGCATGGTATCGCTTCAGGAACGAGACGATCACAGCGCCGTCTCCCGCGTAGTCTCCGCACTCTCCGCCGGACCCGGCTCCTCCGCCGATAGCGCCTCCGTCGTCGCGGTAGCCCTTGCCCCACTCGTACATATTCCCCGGGACCTTGCCGTTGCCGCCCTTGGAGACTATCTGGATCGTTCTGGAGTCGTTGCTCGTATCCGACACGTAGATGCCGCTTCCTCCTTTGTACAGCCTCTTGTTGCCTACGGAGTTGTCCGATATCTCGATGAGATACCAGTACGGCCCCTCTTCGATTATAGTGGCCTTGAATCTGGTTATCGGATAGAGGAGATCATCCTTTACGGATTCTACATCGATATTGGTCGACGCATACCATTTATTATGGGAATGAAGCACTTGTCCGTGATTCCACTCGAAAGATATCGAGGGGTCCGTGGTCAGCTCCTCTGAAGCCTTGAGCGCACCGACGGTGACACGCATATTCACATCCGCGGCTCCGCCTCCTGATCCAGGGAATGGATCGTCCCTCTGCGGCTTATCTATCGGCACACCCGCCTTTCCCGGAATGCCTACGCTTCCGGAACCGTCATGGGCTATCCCTTGGACAGTACCGCCTCCCGCGTTGTACCTGGAACCTCCGACGCCCCCTTTGTTCCCTGGATTGGCGGCATCTCCGTCGTCTCCGCCGTGCGCGGTCATGGTGCCCAGGCTCTTGCCGGTGGTCTTCAGGACGGATACCGAGGTGTCCTTGGACCTGTCCACCTTGAACATGCCCATCCCCAGCTGCACCTTGACGGCATCCCCCTGGCTCAGACCAGACACCAGCTTGGATACGGCTTCTCCGGACCCGCCTGCTCCGCCAGGATAGTACTCGCCGTACATCGCGCCGGCCTTCCCTCCCGCACCTACTGCGACGATACGCGCTCTGGTGCATCCTGCAGGGACTATGATATCGGGTGCATCGCGTGCCAGGAACCTCGCATACACCGCCACCGGGTCGCTCACGACGGCGTAGAACACCGCGCCGTCCATGGAATCCGATATGATCACCTTGGACCCCAGGTCGTAGGTCATACTCCCGTTCCTCCACCCTGTGATGGCTCCGCCGTTGGTCACCATGGCGGACTGCGCCATGGTCGGATTGGGGAGGTACGCCTGGGTGCCTGCAGGATACGAGCGCGTGAATCCCTCGTCGGAGCTGTTCGCCTTGAACGTCAGCGTCACGCGGTCTCCCGCGGACTCCTCGCTGAAGACACGGGCCTCCAGCAGGTTCATGCTCCACGTCATCTGCTGGACTCCGAATCTGGGAGAGATGGAGCCTGTGAGGAACACGTTGGTATCGATGGCAGGGATCAGCTCGGATGCATCCTCTCCGGGGTCCCCCGAATCGGGGATGTAGTGGAAGTCCAGCCCTCCCTGGATGCGCCAGCCGGAGCCGTCCTGCTCGTAGGACAGGTTCTGCCAGTTGTCCCACATGTGCATGAAGCCCTCCCACCACTTGCCGTTGGACCACCTGGACGGGTCCGAGGACCTGTCGTCGTAATCGTCCGGAGTGACACGGGAGCAGGACATCGATATGGTGCGGGTGGTCCCCAGGTCCATGACGAAGTTGTTCCACACGCCGTACACTATGGTAGGTATGTTGGATATGGACGCGTTGTAGGTGACCTCCAGGGCCGTCACGTTGTCGATATGGAACGTCGTCAGGTCTCCGCCCTTCTTCCAGCGCACGGAGAACTCCGCCTGCCCTGCCATCGGAACGACCCCTTGAGCCTGCTGAACGATACCTGCTCGCTGACGATGTCCTGCACGTATCTCTTCAACTCGCTGTCGGTATATCCGTTTATCGTGATGTTGTATGTATTGGAACCTTTCATCCTGGACGCGGCGAAGGCATCCGCCTTGCTCTCCGGGACGATATGCTCCCCTTCCCCGCCCTCTCCGACGATGGCGAGGGTCCCCCCTTCTCTGGACGGCACATAGCCTCCTTCGGCGAATCCCGCGATGGACATCGCACCGTACGTTCCTCCGGCTCCTATCGCGAATCCTGCTCCCGCTCCGATCAGAGCACCTGCGGGAATGAGCAGATTGCCCAGGATGCTGGAGCCGCCTATCGTAGCTCCGATCTGAGCCGTCATGAGACCTACATAGAGCGATACGAACTCCTTGAAGTTCTCAAGGATCGTGGTCGCTACATTGAGGATGGTCGTTATGATCGCCTCTCCGTTCTCTTCCACGAACGTGCCCAACGTCACAAGGAAGTTCCCTATGCTTCCCACGATGCCCTTCTCGTCCTTCAGAGTCTCCCCTATATCGATGATGTACGAGGAGAAGACCTTGACTCCCTCTTTGATGGCGAACTCCATCATCTCTCCGAGGGACTTGCCCTCGAACTTGTCCCATATGTCCAGAACGGCGTCCACGAGGTCCAGAGTCGCGGGAAGGATGGTCTCCGCCAGCTTGTTGCCCAGAGGCATGAAGAAGAGCTGTACTGCGAGGTTGAACAGGGACTCGATGGACTGCATCAGCGGAGACGACCGCTTCATGTAGCCGTAGATCATCTCCACGAATCCCAGGGATTGCGTAGCAACGGACTTCAATCCGGAGGCTCCCATCTGGACCCCCTTCATGATGATGGGGGACCACTTCTCCTCCCATTTGGCATCGGCCCTGTCGTTGATGTCCGAATCCTTCTGACCGTACAGGTGCCCGGCCTCGTCGATGGCGCCTTTGGGGATGTCTCTGCGTCCGAATATATCGGTATCCGCGTTCACCACGCGCTCCACGTTGCCGGAAAGGCCCTGGACCTCCTTGGCGATCTCTTCCAGAGTCTTATTCTGGTCCTCGGTGGCGTGCACCGCCTTCTCGGTGGCTTCGACGACCTTGCTGTTCGCGCCGGCGTCGCCCCCGCTGCCAGGGGTCACCGCCCCGCTCAGATCCGCTCCCGATGCGCCCGACTCCAGGCCTTTCTTGGCGGCCTCCTCGAAGACCTTCTGCAGCCTCGGTTCCAGGATGGCGACCAGCTTCTCGATCTCCTCGGAGGAGTACCCGGCATCGAAATCCACCCGGGCCGTCAGGTTGATCACGATTCTGTTGTCGTTCTCGGCCATCGTCGCACCTTCATTCCGAGCATCGCCGCCATGAGCTTCACCTTGCGCTTCCTGATACCGTCGTCCACGGCGAGCATGAGCTGGATGTCCTCGTCGTTCAGCTTCCCGAACCCGTCGGGGTCTCCTCCGTTCAGGAGATACAGCCCCCTGGCGTAGAGCCATGCGGATTCCCCGGACAGCCCTCCGTCGGAGGCTATGGAGTTCTGGAAGAGCCTTACTCCGAATTCGCGGTCTCCTGACCCTGTGAGTCTGCAAAAGGGCCGTCCTCTCCCTCCACGATGGCTCCGACGTCCTTCATGATCTCGTCGTACAGGCGATCTGCATTGCCCTTGCGCACGCCGTCGAGGCGGGCCATGAATCCCATGAATCCGTCCACGGTCCTCTGGAACGGTCCGGACTCCATGAATGCCAGCAGGTTTATGATCTCCTGATCGGCGACTCCAAGGTCCGTGACCGTGGGCGTGTCTCCGTTGCGGGAGAACTTGGCCTTGCGCGTGCTCATGTTCCTCGCCGCCACCTTGCGGGCGAAGTCGGGAGCGGACAGCACCAGGGTGCTTCCGGGCATTCCGTAGGCGGTCAGATCTATAGTGAAGCTCATCTCATAATCCATATCATCACATCGCGTCATAGGAAAGGGTTTCAACCGATGACATGAGGTCCCTTGGACCATATCTCATCTCTGGATGCCACCTTGCAGGCGGGCGTCTCGATGACTAGGACCAGCTTGCGCACGTCGGTGCTGTTGATCTGGTCCTGCAGCTTGGAGCCGTCCCCCTTCTGACGGGTGAGGCCCTTGATGACCACATCGGTGAGCCTGAACTCCGCCGTGCGGGTCGCCTTCGCCATCGCGCCGGCCATGTCTACCGTGCAGCCTCCGTCGTTGTCGTATGTCACGGACTCGGCGTTGTAGGACTTGAGCTTGACCGAGGAGATGGGGCCCAGGTTCTTGTGGTTGGGATAGTCGGCGGTCTTGCTCCTGCCTCCGCTGTACATCCTCGTCCTGTATCTGGTCGGGTCGTTGGCATAGCACATCGTACCGAACGTGATGGAGGTCTGACTCTCGGCGAAGTTGCTCGCTATCGGAGTGCAGGTGGTGTATATCGCGGATGCGGAGTTCTCCACTCCCACCGAGAGCGACTCCGTGTTGGCCACGTACTCGTCGTCCGCGAACATGCACTGGAACTCCACCAGGTGACCGTTGTACTCGGTGTAGTCCGTGGCTTCGAGATCGCCCAGCACCATATGTTCGTTCGCATAGAGCCCGCTCATGCTGACCTGCACCTGCGATGCTCCTGCGGACTTGGAGAACCTGACGGTCTTGACCACGCATCCCGTGAGGATGTACATCTCGTCCTGGAGGTTCTCCTCCCATGTGCCGTCGGTTATCCTGTTCAGGATCTTCCCGCGGACGCAGAAGCTCGGGACCCTCTTGCTGTTGGACTTGGTGAACTCGAACACTCCGCCGGAGGTGTTCTCTCCGGTTCCGACTCCTTCGAAGGCGAGCAGGAACGGCTCCAGATAGTCGTAGTCCATGTTGAACGTCCACTCCCAGGAACCCTGCACCTGGCCGTACGCGTATGTGTCGAGAAACTTGCTTCCCTCGGTGTAGACCTTGGTCACGCTGCGGTTGTGGGTGGAGCTGAAGAACGTTCCCGGAGGAGGGGCCACCCACTTGTCCCCTTCTGCTTTTCCCGTGTCGAATCCGTCCTTCTCGCGACAGAATACGATGGATTGTCTGACTCCTGACATGATTATCCCGATTCCTTATCGATTCTTAATACAGCCGTCCTGCACCATCTCGTTGACGGGAGAACCCATCCCTGCAACGCGCAGAGGCGTGTTGTGCGATGTCATGCGCACATCCAATGTGCACGAGTAGTATCCGGACAGGTCGTTGGTAAATCTCTCCGCGGTCATCTCCAGATACGTATATCCGCCCAGCCCGGTCTTCCCCGGCCTGCGGTTCGCCATCAGGATGCGCTCCACCTCCTGCACGACCTCCAGGAAGTTCTCCCTGAACGTGGCATCGATCTTGATGCCCAGATAGGACGTCCTCTCCAGCTGGTTGTAGTCCACCGATGCGATGCGGGTGGACCTGTTTATCATATAGACGAATATGAACGCGTAGCGCGACGACGTGACCTGCGAGCGCACATCGTAGGCGATGGACGGCTCCTTGCCCGGGGGCAGGGACCACTCGCGCTTCAGAAGATCGTACAGGACCTTGGCATCGTCCGTGAACAACGGGGTCTCGGGGATCATGCCTCAGCTCCCGCGGAGCATAGAGTGCACGCTTCCCGACCGCTGATAGGACGACATGAGCGTGCCTATCTCGGTATCCCATTCGCGCAGAAGGGCCTGCCTCGTGCCCGCGATGTCCCCTCCGGAGCCTACCTTGACGGCGTATACGTCCATGACGACGATCTTCTTCGCCACCATCAGGCTGGCGAGACGGTTTATCCCGTACGGAACATGGTTCTCGCCGTTCTCGTCCTTCTCCTGCCCCCAGCGGTACGTGATGCGCACCGCGTTGACATGGGGAGTCAGGATAGGGTTGGCACGGAGGAAAAGCCTGCCGTCCTCCGGGTCCATCCACCATTTGAACACCCTGAACGATGCCGGAAGGTCCTTGTAGTCGGCCGCATCGGGGGACGATGATGCTATGTCGGTGACGTCCACCCACGCGTTCCACAGGGTCCTGAACCAGAGGCGGTCCCCCTTCGTAGGGTCCATCGGCAGGGCGTTCTTGTGCAGCTGGATGTACTCTCCTCCGTTGCGGTACATCTCCATGCGCCAGCCGTTCCTGTCTCCCTCGTACGTCTTGATGGAGGTGACATGGTCCTCCACTCTCACCTCCCTCCATGCCTGCCCCAGACGACGGTCCAGCTCATCCTCCACTCCGAGGATGAGCTTGCACACGTAGCCGTACGAAGGCACCGAGACGTCGGTGAATCTGAACTGCCCGAGCGGATCGTTCGGATCCGGGAGACCCAGCACATCGGCCACGTCGTCCGGGGTGCAGTAAGTCGGTTCGGGCGGTTCTTCGATGACCATGACCCTCCATCATGATGCTCGTTAAAATAATGATTCATGCTCGAATCGATAAAACATGCAGAAGATGCAAGTTTCATATCGTTATGACGAACGGAATTTCCTATGAAAAAGTGCGGAAAACGGTCGGATTTTCCTAGGAAAAAGTGCGCAGGGGCGCGAAGCCCCCTCGGTCCAGGCTCTCCAGGACCTTTCTGACGTCATCGACGCTGCGGACCACCTCGTAGACGCCGCCGGCGGACATCACGTCCTCCCGGCATTGGGTCTGGAATCCGCTGACCCTGCCCGTAGGGGTCTTGACCTCCAGTCCGACCCATCTGCCGCGGTAGCAGCAGACGATATCGGGCACCCCGGGGTGTCCGAAGGCCCCTCCCTGGGCACGATAGTACCACAGGTCCGGGGCCAGGGTGCGCAGGTATCTGCAGATGGCGTCCTTTATCTCGCCTTCGGGCGTCGCCATCCTGCACCTCTTCGGGAGTCTCCGTCTCGCTCGCCCGTACGAACGACGAGGTATCGGAGTACTCCGATGCGGGGATGCCGACCTCTCCGTCGTAGTTCCACACGAGGTCGTCCGGGGGACACAGCCCTATGCGCATGCCCACCTGGAGCAGCTCGTCCGCATGGATCGTATCCTTGATGCGTGCCGGCACAAGGAACTTCACGGAATTGCCTACCTTCACCAGACGGGTGGTTATCAGGACTGTGCGTCCCGTGGAGACCACGCGGAGAGCCACGGTGACATCTGTCCTGGGTGCCAGGTCCAGGTCCTTAGGGGTCGTGATGTACATGGCGGTCGGGCCGGAGCGCCTGGCCATGCCCATGAAGAAGTAGGTGGTGCTGTCGGACATGATATGCCTCCTGTGTAAAGGGAGGGGCGAACCCCTCCCCTTCGGATCACTCCGAGACCTCCTCTCCGTCGGGGACGTAGTACTGGTCGATGTCGCTGTAGGACAGCACCATGGCTTCGGGGGCGGGCTCGAACTTGTAGATGTTCATGTACTGCCTGCCGGTCTTCTTGCTGGTGTTGTGCTTGACCTCGGCCCTGACGACTCCTCCGATGATGCAGTGCGCAGGGGGGAACCCGGCCTCCATCTCGAACAGGGACTTCCCGAGGGTCACGAGGGAGCCGACGGACATGCCGTTCTTCTTGACGGAGCCGTCCTCTCCTGCCTTCAGGAGGTAGTAGTTGGTGAACTCGCTGGCCTTGGAGCCGTCGAGGTCCTCCACCCTGATGGAGTACTTCCCGGAGTCGTCGTAGGACGCGGAGACGATCTTCACGGTCCTCCATCCGTCGGGGATCTGGTCCCTCTCGATCTCGCTCTCATCCACATGGCTGAATTCCCAATCCTCGATATTGTAGGACATTGTTGATACCTCTTTTTGTTGTCTAAACGGTTTAGTGCTTCACGGGCTTGACCGTGAAGACCTTGGTCACCTTATCGGTCCAGTACGGGGTCAGGTCGATCCCGTGGATCTCCATCATGCGCGTGTCCAGCACCCTGGACACCTTGACGGTCATCTTCGCCTGATACCCTCCGTCGGCGGAGGTCAGGGCTTCCTTCTCATGGGCGTCCATCCAGTCCTTGATGCGGACCTTCAGGGCCTCTGCGGCCTTGTAGTCGCCCTCTATCTCCGCCTCATGGGCGGCGATGCGCTCCTTCAGCTCGGAGTACTCATCGATGAGGCTCTTGACGGAGCCGTCGTCGTCGGCGATCCCGGACAGGCGCGTGAACAGCTCCACGTCCCCCTTGTCGGAAGGGTCGAACGGAGGGGTCACGGAGTTCTCGACGAACTCATGGTACCACGCACGGACCTCGTCCAGCTTCTCCCTGATGGCCTCCCTGTCCATGTCGAGCGTGAACAGAGTGGTGTTCTCCGCCGAAGGGACCCAGTTCTTCGGGTCCTTCAGGGCCTCCGGGTCCATGATGCCGAGCACCAGATACGCGGTGTCGGAGTCCGCCACGAACTCATTGTACAGCGCGACCTGCCAGAAATAGTGGTCCGGCACGCCGTTCTGCCACATGTCCATGTTGCTGGAGGTCTTGATCTCCAGCACGTGGTCGTTGCCCTCGGGGTCCACGACGATGCCGTCCACGTGCCCGGCGAAGATCTCGTCCTCGAAGTCGGATGCCCAGTTCTCATGGCTTCCGACCTTCTCTCCGTAGATCTCCCTGGCGGGGACGAACATGCCCTTATCGGCGTATGCTTCTCCCGCATAGCATATTATGGGCTCCTCGCAGGTCTGCCCGGCTATTATGGAGGGCTTGGACGACAGGTCCTTGTCCGCCAGCCCGAGCAGCTGGCACGCCACCTGGAACGGAGACGACCAGGGGGAGCATCCGAGGATGCCTCCCATGGTGGTCCCGGTCACCTTCCTCCTGACGGAGCCGTCGGTGCGTATGCGGTCCCCCTCTACGGTGAATCCCGCCTTGGGAGGGAGGTAGACGTCTGCCATCGGATTCACTCCCTGTACATGCGGATGAACGACATGGCGTCGTTCTTGGTCTCGATGGCGGAGAGGTGCTTCAGCATCATCTCGTACTCATCGTCGTCCATCATCCCGCCGTCGTGGAGGGTCATCTTGCCGGTCAGGGCCTTCTCGATCATGTTGTACTGTGGCTTGGACAGGGCCGCCACGGCTCCGTTGACCTCGATGCCGTTGATGAACATCCCGGACCCGTTGCTCTTGGGTGCCTCTGCCTTGACGGGAGCCTCCGCCGGAGCCTTCTGCGGGGCCTCCGCGGACTTCTCCTCCTTCTTCGGCTCAGGGGCCTTCTCCGCCTTGGCAGGAGCCTTCTTGGGCTCGGACGGAGCAGGAGCGGACGGCTTCTCTCCGAGGGACAGGACCTTGCTCTTCGCTTCCTCCTGCTCCTCCTCGGTCCTGGGCCTGAACTTCTTCTCCTGACCCTCCACGTACAGCTCGTCGATGCCGTCGGCTATGAGGAACTTGGACAGCATCCACTGCTTGATGGCCATGGTATGGGCCTTGCGCAGGGCCTTGTCCCCGTTGTCCGCGGCCTCGGCGTACACGGTGCATGTGTCCGCGCACCCGGTGTCGATATCGATCAGGGAGACATCCGCCCTGATGGTCCAGTGCTGGGGCATCCTCTCCAGAGCGTCCCTCTGGGAGACCTCCTTGATCTCCACGCGCAGGTCCAGCCCGTGCATGGCGATGAGAGGGGACACGGTCTTCAGCATCTTGTCGGTGGACAGGAACCTGAAGCCTCCCGACCCGATCTGCATGAACTTGTCGTCGGTCCAGTCGCGGGTCATGAGATCCGCCCTGAGGCCGTTTATCTTATGGTACAATGCGGCGATGTCGGTCTTCGGCACCGCGCATATCTGTTCTTCAGCCATTCTCGTTTCTCCTTGTTCTTTTCTTCCGTACCTCATCGGGTACAATCCATTGTATATATTTCTACTATATAAATTATAGGAACAAACCCTGCGAAGCCCAATCCGACATCATCCTGTCGGTGATGTCCTTCCCCGATCTGACGGTCTCCCACGCCTTCGCCTCCACCGTCTTGGAGGTGCTCAGGAAGTAGTAGACGCATCTGGACTCCTGGCCCTTGCGGTAGGTCCTGGCGAGGGCCTGCGTGAGCAGCAGGGAGGAGAACGTGGGTTCGAACAGGATCATGGTATGCGACCGGAACAGGTCTATGCCGACGCCTCCGCTCTGATACTGGCAGATCAGCACGTCCCCTTTCCCGGACTGGAAGTCCTTCCACGTCGGGGTCTTGGAGCGGCCGTCGAACACCAGGACCTTCTTCCCGGCGGCCTTCGCCACGCGCTCCGCGCGGTCGATGCTGGCGCGATAGGTGCAGAACACCACCACGGCATCGTCCGTCGCCTCCAGCAGGTCCGTGAGGACCGCGTCCTTGGAGCACGGAAGGTCCATGACGGTGCCGTCCTCCCTCTTCAGGGAGCCGGAGCATATCTGGAGCATCTTGGGGTACTGTCCCCCCGCGGCCTTTATCTCCACCCCGTACCCGCGGGTGTTGCCCCTCCTCATGTCGTCGTACGGCTTCTTCGCGCTCAGGATGCACGGCATGACCGATTCGGACCTCCCGGGCATGTCGAAGCAGTCCTCCAGACGCGCCACCACCGCATGGTCCTCCAGGAGCCTCCTGCACTCCTTCACATGATATGAGGAGGGTTTCCCCCAGTGGTCGTAGGTAGCGACGTAGCGTTCGCAGAACGTCCTCCAATCGGGGTACACGTCGGGATCGAGGAACTTCATCTGTCCGTAGAGCTTGGAGAAGTCCTCGGCTCCGCCTCCTCCGGACACGGGGGTGCCCGACAGCAGGATGCGGTGCGATGCCAGCCTGGACAGCGTCAGGCAGGCCTTGGTCTGCTTGGAATCATGGCTGCCTATGCAGTGGGATTCGTCCACTATGACGGCCCCCCAGCGCTTGTCCACGTCCTCGCGGAGCAGGGTGGTCTTCTTCACCGACGTCGTGCCGTTGCGGTGCTTCACGGTCCTCTTGTCCACCCTGTAGGTCTTCTGGAAGGACACCACCTTCACGCGCTCCTTGAGAGCGAGGATGTCGGCGGGGCCCACACCCTCGAAGTTGGCCATGGTGTCGAACGACGCGATCCAGTTGGGGACCAGGGATGCGGGGCACACCACCAGCGCGTCCGGGATGCGGCGCAGCCTGAACTGCTGGATCAGCCACATGAGGGCCGTGGCGGTCTTGCCGAGGCCCATGTCGTAGCTCAGGAGGATGCTCCCGTTGGCGTTGATGGCGTAGATGCCGTCCTTCTGATGCTCTGCGAGCTTCCACTTGCCCATGGTGCTCCTCGGGACAGACGGACCAGCTGCAGGGCGTCGTCTCCGCGCATCACCGCGAAGCCCTCCGACAGGAGCATGTCCGTGTCGCTCTGCGACAGCGAGCTCCGCTCTATCACCGTGCCCTCCGAGTACCCCCGGCCTTCGGCCCATGCCCTCACCAGCTCGGTCAACGTCCCGCGGTCCACGTCCTCGTCCTCCTTCGGATCGGAGGGCGGAGCATACGGCTCCGACGTCCCTACGGGAACGTCCATGGGGACGTAGCCGTCGTCTCCGTACACCGTCACGGGATCCACATCGCACGACTCCGACAGCCTCATGGCATCCTTCCACATGGCATCGCGATGCGCGCGACTGACCAGCGGGTCCCTCCCCGCATCCATCCTGCGGAGGGACTCGGCGCGGTCCCTGGCGGACGCCTCCCTCAGGGCCCTCCTGCGCTTCGCCTCCGTGTACTCGGGATCCACGCACATATCCTCCAGCTTCACCGGGGCAGGTGTCTTGAACGCCTCCTCTATGCGCTTCTCCTCGTCTTCCGGATATGCGACGACGGGAGGCTCCTCCTCGACCGGATATGCGACATCCGCCTCCTCCGCGGGCTTCAGCAGCTCCGCGTCGATCTCGGCGTACTTCCGCTCCATCTCCTCGCTGAGACCCTCCTCCTCGGCAGGCTCTTCGAGGTCGTCCTCCATGACGACGGGCTCCACGGGAGCCTCGGCGGCGACGCCTTCGGGAGCGACAGCGAAGGGCATGTCCGCCTCCTCCCTCTCGGGGATCCCGGGGAGCAGGTCGTACGGGTCCTCCGCGGGCTTCTGCGGGACCTCGTCCCTGCGGAGGTCCGACGGACCGTCGTCATCGTCGTCGCGCCTGACGGCCTCGGGAAGGTCCTCCGCGGGCCTCTGCGCCGCGTAGTCGTTCCCATCGACCATGTTGAACGTGCATCTCTCGGGCAGGCGTCCGGGCTCGTGCACGCGCCTGTACACCCTGGTGGTCTTCCCGTCCACCTTGACGGGACTGGGGACCCTCTCCCAGCCGGGGCAGTACGATATCCACTGCTTCCATGCCTTGCTGACCTCGTCGGGGATCTTGGAGAACGGAGGCTCGATGCCGAATATCCTCTGGAACACGGTCAGACGCGACACCATGGCCCCTACATGGGAGAATCCGTTCATGGGGTCGTCCAGATAATCGGCGATCATGTCCGAGTCCCTCTCGTCGGCGCAGAACGCCTGCATGGCCCTGGACAGCTCCGTGCTCTCCGCATCGGCGATGTACCACTTGTGGCCCTGCCTGTACATCTCCAGCGCCTCGGCCCATATCTGCTCCACGATATGCTGGAGCTCCTCGGGCCTTCCGTGAGAGGGGATGACCATGCCGTTCTCCCTCTGGACGTTCGGGTTGCAGTACACGGGATAGAACCTTCTGGCCCCTGTGGGGTCGGTGAAAAGGGTGTCGGTATTGGACGACGCGGCCATGATGAAATGCCTGGGATAGACGTTGTCGTGCCTCGCGTACGCCTTCCTCATATGGTCCGACGACTGGGAGATGAACGCCTTCAGGGTCCCGAGGTCCTCGGTGTCCAGCTGCACGCCCTCTCCCAGCTCCACGATGATGGACCCGCGGACGGAGTCCAGGAACCTCTTGGGGTCGCTGAAGTCGGTCGTGGTGTCCCTGTACCACTCGTCCTTGCCCGCGAGGTACTTCAGAGCCGTGCCTTTTCCTATTCCCTGCGTTCCGATGAACACGGGGACGATCTCGTGCTTGACCTCCTCATAGGCGCGTGCCACGGCTCCCAGGAGCCACGCCTCGCCGACGGTGGCCAGATACTCCGCCTCCCTCTGCAGCCCGTTCTCCAGCCCTCTCAGGGCGGGAGCGGTGCCTCCGAACAGATCGCGGAAGAGCGTGGGGATGCGACGGACGCCGTCCCAGGTGAAGCTCTCTATCCACTCCCTAAACTGGTTGCGGTGGTTATCTGCGAAAAGAACGTTCAGAGCCTCGTCGCGGACCGACATGGACGGCATGCGGCCCTCCACGTCCATGTCTATGAGCCTGCGCTCCACGTTGTCATGATAGATGCACATCAGCTCGTCGCTCATGGGACGGATGCCGGAGTCCCTTCCGAACACGGAGGTGTCCACCATCTGCCTCTCGTTGAGCTCGTCGTACCAGAAGCAGTCCTTCAGGTCCTTCCTGCCGTACATCGCGGGCAGCATGTCCACCAGGGCGGACGTGAGCTGGGGGGACTTCATGCGGACGGGCTCGGCCACGATGCCCTTCGCGGGAGCGGGAGCGGGAGCGGTCGGGATGTCCTCCTCGTACACGGGAGCGGGTCTTCTGCGGACGATATTGTCCTCCTTCGCGGGCACCTTCGCCTGCACGGCCTGAACCCCGGGGATGTCCATCCACCACGCCTCGCGGGACCTCCTGAAGCCCTCTGCGGGCTCTATCGAGGGCGACGGCCTGAGAACGATCTCCCCTCCTCCGTTCAGGATGAGGGTCACGGTGCCGTCTATCACGAGATACGTGGGCGACGATATCGAAGCGTAATCCACGACGCCCTTCTGCGTGCACACGCCGAAGTCGCCGATGATCATGTAGTCTCCGCGAGGCCCGTAGATGATGCCGTCACGGGATGCCTTCAGGCCCAGGCTGAAGATCGATTCGAGGAATGCGTCGGAATTCACTGTATCTATCTCATTTCATGCAATATGTTTCAGGTATATAAGCTTCAGTAATCAGAAGGCCACTCCGTCTCCTTCCCCTCCCTCACCAGGACGGGCATGGACCCGTGCTCCTCCGCCCATCCGCGGGCGAGGGCCTCGCACATGGCGGGATCGGGCTCGAACAGGCGGACCGGCTTCCTCCTCGGAGCGTCCTCGATGTCCTCCAGCTCCACAGCCGCGCACACCAGCTCCGCCTTGCCGAACACGAGCACGTCCCCGGGACGCACCGCGGGTCCCGCCTCCTCGGACACCATCAGATCGTCGGACGCCGTGGGGGCGGGAGGCATCGTCCTGTCCTCCCCGTCCTCCTCGGGATCGTCGTCGAACGCTCCGAGGTCCAGGGGGGTGAATCCGTAGTCCTCCGGCTCGAACCCCATGTCCTTCAGGTCGTCGAGCTCGTCGGGCAGCAGGTCGAAGTCCCATGAGGATATCTCCTGTATCTTGTTGTCCGCGAGACGGAACATCTTCGCCTTGGCGTCGTCGAGGTCCTCGGCGATGATGCACGGCACGGCCGTACGGCCCGTTTCCACGGCCGCCTTGAGCCTCGTGTGCCCGGTGATTATCGTCCCGTCGCGGGTCACCACGAGAGGCACCAGGAGGCCGAAGTCCCTGAAGGAGTTCTCCAGCAGCTTGACGGTCTCCTCGTTGATCCTGGGGTTCCTGCCGTAGGGCTTCAGGTCGGAGACGTTCACGTACGTGACCTTGATCCTGTCCTCGGGGTTCACCGCGGACTCGTCCGCAGGGGTGATGCTCTTCTTCCGCGTCATGTCGGGCTGATGGCCCGATGCAGTATTTGATGATGCGGTCCCCCCGGGACGGAGACCCGATGCACGCGGGGGACCTTGAGATGAAGGAAGAACGGCGGGAGAAGAGTAGCCCCGCCTTGAGAGTGAAGGGTGCAGAGGAGCGACACGCTCCGGTCGTCCTCGTCTTTCGCGCCTCTGCATAGGGAGTGTCTCTGGGCCGGAAGGAGATAGATAGTAGACTTCCGGCCCCGCACAGGAGACAAGTTCTACATAGCACAGCCTATATATCTAGTTTTCTACCGTCGGATATCAGCAGGGGAGATAAGAGATCGGAAGCCCCGATTCCGGACGGACATGGTTGGATGCAATGGCGACATCGGAGAAGAGTCTCCGGTTACATCGGTTACATGTTTTCGGAAACTTTGCAATGGAAGCGACGGCGGCCTCCGGAAGAGTTTTCGGAAATTTTCCCGATTTTCATGTAACTTTGTAACCGATGGATATAACCTCTCTTTCATATAAGTAGATTGGATGTAAAATAAAGAAATAATTATATACCAGTTTCCAAAATCCCGGTTACATCGGGATGTAACCGAAATGTAACCATGTAACCGTCTCTCTACGGATTCCGTACCATACTCTACGATACTACATCATATCTCTACGAAATACGAATCTCGAATGGAAATGCAGGAATAGGATTCCTAATCCTTATAAGAAAATGATGAGTAGAAATGTAACCGAAGACTCATCGCCGATATGGACCATCGGAGGGGGTATATCCCCCCTCCGGGATCAGCTTCTGAAGGGATGCTTCGCGATGAACGACCTCACGGCGGACTTGGCGATGGCGGTCGTCTCCCTCAGGAGATCGGGATCCACGTCGGCTCCGAGACGGCGTGCGGCGATGACGCGGGCCGCCAGACGCATCCTGTCGGACTGCGACAGGCCGTCGTAGCAGGACGACTTGGTCGCCTTGCCCTTCTCTCTGAAGGCCTGCATCACCAGAGATTGGACCGCGGTCCTGTCATTGCTGCTGACGCCATCCAGAGGCAATTCGCCCATTATCGTGCTGGTGGTGGTTCCGATGGACGCGTCTCCCACCAGCCTCATCGCCTCGGTCACCACGTCCTTCAGCTGATCGGAAAGCCCTTCATACAGATTCTTGTATCTGTCGTTGGAGACGACCTTTTCCAGCAGCTTGGAATGACCCGGTTCGTTGCCCAGATCACTCAGGTTGAAATTCGTCATCTCATCGACTACACTCGGGGGTGAATCCAACCGGGCGATCATCTCGGGCGTCAGACCCGTGGAAGCCGTTCCGAACGGTTTCGGAGGCTCTGCGGACTTCCCCGCCGAGGGAACATTATCGCCCTTCGGCTGTTCGACGCGTTTCTCGTCGTCCTGAAGAAGCATCCTGTTGCGCTTCCTGTTCTCTTCTGCGACATTGGCCTCATCGTCCATGAGCTTCTGTTGCACCTTCCGCTCCTTCTCGGCGGCCTTCAGCTCCGCTTCGGTAGGGTACGCCTTCTTCAGAGCCGCCAGAAGCTCCGCCTCGGGCTTGTTGCGGTTGTTCTTGTACACGTCGGCCAATCTCCTGAAACGTTCTCCCGTGTCTCCTTTGATGCCATCTGTCAGCTCCCTCTTCTTCAGATTGCCGCTTCTGTCCATCATATAGCGGCCCACGTATGCGTTCAGGCCCAATTCCAGGAGAGCAGAATCCTTGACGGGACCGTCCTCCATCCCGGCGTATCCGGACAGCAGATCATTGAAATCCTTCTCGAACGCGCCCTTCTTGGCCCAAGCTTCTCCACTTCTGAATCTGCTCCGGAGCTTACCGGGAGTCTTCGATTCTGCCATACGCGGCTCTGCGGCATCTCCCTTGTACTCGGCACCATCGTCCGCGTACGCCTGCTTCAGAGCATTCAGAAGATCCTCGTCGGAGCTTTCCAGATTGTCCCTGTACGCCGTAGCCAGACGCCTTACTCTGGAGGCTGCATCCTCATTCATGTACAGGGGCTCGAATGCTACGTCATCTCTGGGCTTTCCGTCCTTATCGTAGAACCCAGTATACGCATCCTCGCCCAGTCTCATAAGGAACTTGTCCGCATGTACGTTCCCCTGCAGAGCCGCCCTATAGTCTTCCAGTCTATTCCCGATTCTGATACTGTAGTTGATGAAATTGCTCTGTGCGCCAGGGTGGTCTCCGAGTCCGATCCCCTGCTCGATACGCTTCAGCCTCTCCTCCTTCCTCTGAGGGCCTTCTGTGACCTGACTGTTCTCTTCTGCAAGCTGGTCGGGAACGACCTGAGCATTCTCCAGAGCTTTCTTCAGATCGATGTAACGCTGAGTATAATTCCTGAGATCGGCCGTGTGCTTAGGGTTCAGAATACCATCATAATTCAGAATCCTACTGATCTTGTCGAAATTCTCCCGCGCATCTTCGATGCGACCGTCATTCAACGCCTCCTCCGCCTTGGAGAGATACAGGTCTCCGGCGTCCTCCAGCGCCCATGCCATCATACCGTTCATGACATACTTGGTCCCACTGTCCGCAGCTTTCAGATTGGCATCGTACTTATCCGGGTCGGCTAATGCGGACTCCAGCATCTCCTTGGATCTCGCTCTGAGCTCGTTGTCGGCATGATTCCTCACACGCTCTTTTATCGAAACCATGTGATCCTGTACGCCGTCTTTTGTCGTCAGATCGAATTTTTCCGGATTATCCAAGAGACCCTCTACGATATCGGACCCCAGGCCCTCTCCTAGACCCAGCTCATTCTTCAGGTAATCTCCCGTGATCTGCGCCTGTTGGGAGACCTGCACATTCGACGCAGGAGGCACCTTGTTCTGTCCGCTTGCACCCGCATTCGATCCCACCGATGTCGTGAAATGGTCCGCCACAGTATCCGCAGGATCGACCGGAGGCGTGCCGGAACCATCTCCCAGAGGCCTCGCATCGTCATTCATGAAGGGCATGATATTCTCAGGGGTCTGCCCCCCACTGAGTCCCATGTACTCCTTCACGAACCTCTTCTTGATGCTTCTGGCATTCTTGAACAGGACCCTGATGTCCGCCGGCACCGTATCGTCGGCCGACAGCTGCTTGGAAGCGGATACCTTCGATCCGAACGAATACAGGTTCTGCGCCGCATCCCTCAGACCATCGATCGTGATGTCGTTCCTATTCAGATATGCCGCGGCCTCCTGGAGATCGGCTCTTGCGGATATGCACGCTCCTCTTTCGACCAATCCGTCGAGGACTCTCTGCACCTCGGGATCGGCGCTGTTGCGGAGGGCCCTGTATCCGCGGATGTCCCCCATGGCATAGCCGAATATCCCTTCCGCCTTCTTGGCCAACCCTCCCGTCCTATCCGCGGCTATCGCGCTCTTCACGGACTTCGCACCCATCAGAGCATCGATATCGTCATCCGTCACAGACCCCAGGGCGGGATTGCTCTTGAAGAAGCCCTTGACGGTCCGAGCGGCCTGAGCCTTGGCCTGTGCATTCCCCCTTGCAACGGCATCCCTCAGGTCATCGATGGCATCGTCGACCTTGGGCCCCAGCATCCTCAGGTACTTCGAATACAGCTCTATTCTAGGGAGGGTGATATCATCGGGAAGCACCATGCCTCTTCCGGTGGCCTCGTCGGCCATGTCCATGGCGGAATACGACGCCCGAAGGTTCTCCGCGATCTTCACGGCGAGGTCGTTCGGGTCGGCTTCCGCGATCAGCTCCGGCAGGATATTCCCTAATTTCTCGTCCAGCCCTCCCTTGAGGAGCGTCTGCGCCCTGAGGTCCATATACATCATCTTGGCCTGCAGGAGCGCGTACGTCTCCTCCGGGGACGCTCCGCCCGCCACGGCCTGCTTGGCCTCCTGCATGAGCCTGGTGTACTCGGTGAGCGCGACGGCCCTGGCGCCCGCCAGGTCGGATCTCCTGAGCGATCCCAGGGCGTGCATCCCCTGCGCGGACGCCACGGTGGCCGCGTACGCCGCGACGGTCCTCCTCAGCTCGGGGTGGGCGTTCACCAGGGCGTCCAGACCCTTGAATCCCGGGGTGTACAGCGGGGACGGGTCGATGCCCCTCAGCATCAGCTCGTTGCGGACACGCCTCATATCGGACTCCATCTTCCTGAACACCCCGGACAGCGGGTCGGACCGTCTCGCGGCGCTCGTCGCCATCACGTGGACGGCCTCCTCCGTCCTCCCGAGGCGCATCAGCTCGTTGGCCCACCTCTGGTCCAGCGCAGGATCCGTCGGCATGCCCTCGGCATCCAGATGGTTCCTCATGCCGAACCTCTCCATGAACCGCTTCTCCAGCGGGTCCGCCGCCTGATAGTGCGCCCAGTCGTCCGGAGCGGTGCCCATCTGCAACCGCCTCACCCTCGCCGCCTCGGCCCTCCTGAGCCACTCCTGCTGCTCCTTGGGGTCCGTCGCCTGCGCGTTCCTCGCCCTGGCGAACCTCTCGTAGCGCATGAGCGTCTGGTGATCCTTCGGTATGTCGCCGTCGAACTCGGGAGCGACCCTCTTCGTCCTGCCTCTCGCGACCTCGTCGAACCACGCCCT